ATGAACGTGGCCGTGGGCCGGAAGCGTATCAACGAAGAGCAGATGCCTGCGCGGCTCCCGGCCGGGACGTTCGCGCGGATGGATGCTGTGTTGGATCAGGGCGAAAAGCGGTCCGATCTCCTTCGCGGAGCCGTCGAGCGCGAACTGAAGCGGCGGGAGAAACGGCAGCCGGGCAAAGGGGCTGCCGAGGGGTCCGAGTGACGGACCTGTTGCGCCTCGACCGGCTGATCGTTGAGGACACCCGCACCGAGGATGGCACCCTCATCATCACCGTTCGGAGCAAGGCGCCGACGTTCCCGCGGTGCTGCCTGCTGGCGGACATGCGGCATGTCACGAAGCGAAACGGCAAGCATCGCGACTTCCCGATCCAGGGGCAGCCCGTCAAATTGAAGATGCGGCGGCAGACCGTGTTCATCGAAATTGACCGCCAGCGCTACAAGTGCAAGGAGTGCGGCAGGCCGATGTACGAGGGCTTGCCCGACATCGACACGCGCCACGACATGACCAAGAAGCTGCTCCGGCGCATCCAGAAGGACGCCGTTGAGTGGCCGTTCAATCAGGCCGCGCAGGTCAATGGCGTCGATGCCAAGCAGGTTGAGCGGATCTTCAAGGACTACGCCGCCAAGAAGCTGAAGGGCTACGTGCCGACGATGCCCCGCGTGCTCGGCATGGACGAGAAGTACATCCAGAAGAAGGCCCGCTTCATCATCGGCGACATCGAACGGGGCTACATGCTCGACATGCAGCCGTCCCGGAAGGTGCTGGACCTGAACCGCTACTTCGGGGCCATGCCCGGCAGGAACCACGTCGAGGTGGTCTGTCAGGACATGTGGAAGGACTATCGCGGCATCACCAAGAAGCTGTTCCCGAATGCCGTTACGGTCATCGACAAGTACCATGTCCAACGGACATCCAACCGAGGCGTGGAGGCGATCAGACGCCTGTTCCAAGGGGACATATCGAAGTCCGAGCGCATTCACCTCAAGAACAAGCAGAAGGTCTTCCTCGCTCGCTGGGAAACCGCGAAGCCCTTCACCCGCAATCAACTGACTGCCCTGTTCACGTTCTTCCCTGAACTCAAACACGCCTACGAGTGGAAGGAAGCCTACTACGAGATCTACGATGCGACTTCCAAGGCCGAGGCGAGCGAGCGCATGGACCAATGGCTGCGGGATCTGCCGCCCGCCTACCGTCGCCCATTCAAGCCGAGCATCGATGCCATCAACAACTGGCGGCCGTGGATCTTGAACTACTGGGACCACCTCCAGACCAACGCCTATGTCGAAAGCCTGAACAACCTCATCGGCCGCATGAACATGCAAGGCGTCGGCTACGACCTCGAAACGCTGCGGGCCAAGGCCCTGCTCAAGCACGGCCGGATTGGCGAAGAGATCCGGCTCGGGATTACCCGCGAGGGCCACGGACATGGCGCGCTGCGGACCCGGAAGCTCATCCTCGGTGTGCCGCTATCAACCTTGGAAGCCGATTTGGCTGCGGGTACGTTTTGACCGCGGATCAACCCCGAAAGACGTTAACCCGCAAAACTCAGCGCCGCGCCGGCGCGCGAGCATCCCGCTCCAGCTCGTCGATCCGGCGCTGCATGCCCTGGATGGTGTCGCGCGGGGTGTTGAGGTCATAGAGCCCTTGCCGGTTCTGGTCGGACTGGCGCTGCAAATCCGCATCGCGGGCGCGCTGGGCCGCCCACATCTGCTCGTGCTCCCCGCGCGGGACCAGCTGCTTCGTGATCGTGTCGAGATCGCGCTCGACCCGCTCGACCCGGGCATCGGTCAGGCGCTGGAGATCGTCCCGACGCTGCGAAACCACTGCAAAACGTGTGTCGAGGTCCTGGCGCGGCACGTAGGCCTCGGTGCGCGCCTCCACCTTGGCGATCGCGCCCTCGAGGCGACCGTTGTTCGAATTGACCCACGTGAAGAACATGCCGCCGGCGACCGTGCAGACGGCGAGCATGATGTTCACCGGCGCCCAGTTGATCGAGCTGCGGGTCTTCAGGTCGCTACGGATGTCTTGCATCACTGAGCGGATGTCGGAGACGGCCGTCTCCAGGATCCCGAGACGCGTATCCGTGTCCCGCGGCTGCATCTGCATCTGCTGGGTCTGCTGGAGCTGCTGCGTCATGATCCTGGCCCCCAAGGCCGGAGAACCGCGCGCCGGTGTTCCGGTCGCGCGTTGTGTTAAGCGGGCCGGCCTCTCGTGAGAGACAAACCGGCTTGCGTTCGGTGGGTGAGAGGCAGCAGCCGGCCAGGAAGCCCGTGAAACTTTCACAGGCTTGCGGGGCTACGGCGCGGCCGTTTCCGGCGCCGGCGCGGGATGCTTCATCGCGTCGGCGAGCGCTCCGTACCGGTTTGCGGCATCGGCGAGGCCGGCCGCGTTGGCGTCGCCGTAGTCGAGGGCGCGCCGCGCGTAGAGCCGCGCATCCTCGCCCCACTTCGGCACCGGCCTTGGCGCCGGCGCTGGGACGATGTCAGCGACTGGCGGGAGCGTGCGGACGCCGGGCGCCGCGCTGAACAGCCCACGCGTTGTCCCGCAGGCGGCCGATGTCAGCGTCAGACAGCCCGCAAGCGCCCATCGGGCCGAGCGACCGAAGAGCCTTCGCGTATTCGACATTGCGTTTCTCCGCCGCCGCTTGGGCGCTCGCGTTGCGGGCCTCACCCGCCCGGGCAGCCTGCTCGGCGACCCGAGCGGCAGCCGCGTCGACGCGCGCCTCGGCGGCGTCGCGGGCGAGGCGATTGATCTCGGCCTGCCGGTCCGCGGCGCGGTAGCCGGCCGCCTTACCGATCAGGAAGGACAGCCCGGCGCTGGGCAGCGACCCCAGCGTGAGGCCGGAGAGCAGAGCGAAGGCGACGGCGCCGACGCCCAGGAGGCCGGCCCCGCGCTCGGCGAGGGCCTTGATGCGATCCAGGAGGGCGCGCATGTCAGGCCGCCTCCGCCGCGGGGACCGGCGATACGGGTGCGGCCTGCGGAGCGGCGGGATCCTCGACCGCGACTGCGGGCAGGTCCTCGTCGGCGCTCGTGTCCACCGCTTCGGTGGCGGAGCCCGCCTGGACCTTGTCGGCCACCGCGTGCCCGTACTTCACGATGATGCCGGCGACGCCGGCGACGACCGCGAGTCCACCGAGCACGTAGGGCATCCACGCGAACCAATCGCGCATCACCTCGAGCTGCTGCCCGAGCTCGGACACGGGCGCGGCGACCGCGGAGGCCGAGGTCACCACCGTGGTCGAGGCCGTCGAGAGCAGCGGCCGGGCGATCGTTTCCGGTGAAACTACCGCCTTACGGTGTCCGCCGACCTGGTCGACGGCGACCGGCGCGGGCCCGACGCTGCCCGAGGCCCAGCCCTGGCCGATCTTCTGCGCGTTGGCGATGCGGGCCGACCAGCCCTTGCCGTAGGCCCGCCAGGTCTTGAGCCCCCGCAGCGTTCCGAGGCGGGCTGCGCAGTAGCGCGCGATCAGGGCGTCGTTGTCCTCGTCCTGGCCGACCGCGTGCAGCGTGACGTCGCCGATCGCGCCGTCGATCGCGCCCGGGTAGCCGACGAGGCTGCGCTGCAGCCACCGGATCGACTGCCCGACTCCGCTGTTCACCCCTCCGTCGAAGACGACGAAGTCGACGCCGGCCGGCAGCTCGTCGCAGGCGGCCTTATCCCAGTAGAGCGCGCGATAGATCGCGGCGACCTGCGCGTCGGTCGCGGTCCAGACGTCCGCGTTCGGCAGGCCCTGTCGGCGCAGCCACGCGGTGTAGACGCGCTGCGTGACGCCGCGCGACGTGCGGCCGCCGGGATCGCGCGGATCGTCGACGTTGCCGCCCTCGTAGACGCGCACGCGCGCGTAGGCTCGTGCGAAACCGTCCTTCGCCATGGGTCAGGTCCTCAGAAGGGGATGGAGAGGCGCAGGCGCAGCGGCGCGATCTCGTCGAGCTCAAGGGTGCGCAGGCGCCCGGCGTCGTGGATGAGCAGGCCGTTCGGCGCGATCGGCGCCGCGGCCAGAAGGCTCGCCGCGCTCGGCCGGGGCGGCAGGTGCGGGATGCGCGGCCGGGCGGTGGCCGCTGCCGGCGCGCCGGACACAAGGACGGCCAGCAACGCCGCCAGGATCCGGGCCCGCATCAGCGCGCGTCCGCCAAGCGGCGTCCCGACCCGGCCCGGTCCAGGATCTCAATCCGGACGCGAGCGAGGCCGTCGAAGCACAGCGCGCGGGCCGCGCCGGTGGACATGTCGATCGCGCGGCGCAGCCGCCTGTGTGGCCCTCGGTCGTTGATCCGGGCGATCACGCTGCAGCCGTTGGCGAGGTTCGTCACGCGAACGCGCGTATTGAACGGGACGTCCCACATCGCCGCCGTGAGCCCCATCGGCTTGAACCGCTCCCCGTTGGCGGTCAGCCCCTTCGGGTTGATGCGGAAGATCTCGCGGCCGTAGGTCGAGGCAATGCCTTCCCAGGCTCGGGCGTGGGCAGGCGCGAACAGCAGCGCGCAAGCGACTGCGGCCCGTAGCGCGAGGCGCTGCAGGAGCATGGCGGGATCCAAGGTGTCGGGTTGGGGCCGGGCGATCAGCCGCGCGGCATCAGGTCGGCGCCCCGCGGGTGGGATCCGCGGGGCGCCGTGGGCGTCAGGTCAGCGAGGGTCGACCCAGCCGTAGGTGCGTACGCCGAAAATCGTGCTGTCGACGGACGAGCGAGCACGGATCCGCCCGAACGTATCCGTTCGGACGCGAAACTCCCCGAAGGCGTTGGTATTTGCCGCCCATGTCAGCGAGTAGTTTGGGAACGTTGGCACCTCATCCGCGGCATCTGGAGAGGAAATCATGAGGCCGTTCGGGGAACTGCTGGAGGCCCCCGCTCGGAACAGCGCCTCGACTTGGACCCCCGTCGGGACAGTCAACGGCACGAGCGACGCTGTCGTCGATGCGCCCCCGTTCAAATCGGTCACGCTCGCAGTCCAGACGAAGGTGGACCCGGTTTGCTTGAACGGTAGAATGTTGCTGCTCGCATCAGTGCGAACGGAACCGATGCGCCGATACAGCAGATATCCAGCCGGCAGCGTGGGCGTACTGGGCGAGAGCGAAAACAGCGCGTCCACAGCGCCCGTTGACGGGTTGCTGATCAGGAACACGTGATACCAAGTCGAAGACGCTACGGCGCCTGTGTCCAGCCCGCCACCCGTGCCCGCCACCCAAGTACTGAGGATGGATTTGTTCAGCACGCCGAACATCGCCATCACCCCGGACCGGGGAGAAGATGTCGCGGATCCCGGACCGATGTTGATGACGCTTGCTGGGGTCGTAACGTCGTTCGAGAGGGTCAGCCCCGTCGTCGCGACGGCGGGAACAAGCTCGCTAGAGGTGAGAAGCCGCCCAGCCTGATAGGTTGCATTCAAGGTCCCGAGCGCATTCCCAACGCCGCGGACATTGGAAACAACCACGGCGTGGCCAGCGACGGTCGGGTTGACGCCGTATGCTCGCGCTGCCCGGATCGCCAACCCTCCTGAAAAGGTCGCCCTCGCCGAGGCATCATCGACCCGGACGTTGTCGGTGAATGCGCCGATCGTACCGCCAGTCCAGATGAGGTCGGAACCGCGCCAGTTCTTGACCCACAAGCCGTGGCCGGGGCCGGATGTGTTCCAAGTGCCGGTGAACGCGATGATGCCGTTGGCGATCAAGCTATCGTCGAGGACGATCGACGCGGAGCTGGCGTCCTGAGCGCTGTCGAAAGATACGGTGGCACCGATGAATACCTCTCTGTTGCCTTCAGCAGTCAGAGTTGTATCGACGATCATGTTGGTGCCGTTGGCAATGACGTCCGTCTGTTCCAGACTGAAGCCGCCGAACGCGCCCCCGACGCGGATGCCGACGCCGCTGCCGGCGATCTTGCCTTGATGCAGGAAAAGTCCGGCCTTGGCGCCATTCCCCAGCGCGCCGTTGAGCCGAACCGCATCGCCTTGAGCGCGCGCTTCGTATTGCCCCAGCACGACCATATCGACCTGGTCGAACCATAGGCCGTGGAACAGGTTGCCGTTGCCGTCCTGACCGTCTGCAATGATATCTCGCAGCACGGACCGAACCAGACCGCGCATCCGAAGCCCGGCGCCGGCCGTCATCTTCAGATTAGAGGCAACTCGAAAGCCGGACAGGTTGCATTGCCGGACCTGAGAGATTGAACTGGTCGTGTCTCCAATCGTGATGATGTCTTTGGCGGCGTCTGGTCCGTCGTACCAGAACACGCTCGAATGGCTGCCGGAGCCGGCGAGCGACAGATTGCTGACGATCGGGAACTGGAGCGGCTGAGTAAACCGGTAAAGCCCGGGCGGCATGGCACCGCGCCGGCCGAGCCCGAGCGCCGCCAGCCACGAGCGAAGGGCCGTCGTGTCATCGGCCACACCATCGCCGACGGCGCCAAAATCCTGCGGGGTCACACCATGGTCGGTCGCCCGATCGGTGACGGCTCGCGCGACCGCCGCGGCGATGGCAAGTCGGACCTTGGTCCCGGAGGCGTCGCCGGTCTTGGCCAGCGCCCCGATATCGTCCAGACCCAGAGCGCCAACCTTGCCGGCGAGCGTCGTGACGCCACCCGGCGCACCCTTCTGGGCCGCCACGAAGTCGGCAAGCTCGCCGGTGTTGCCCAGGGCCAGCCACGCCGCGTAGGTGCTCTGCCCGGGCAGGCCGGCCGGCCCGCCGACCGGCACATAGGCACGGGCGAGCGAAGAACCTCGGATCGCCATGCTCTCAGGCTCCCTGTCCGATCTGTGCGGGGACGGCGGTGTGGTGGATGAGGCCGTAGAAGGTCGGGACCCGGAGGCCCGTCGCCGGGTCGGTGGCGGTGATGCCGTAGGGGTAGCCCTCGGGCTTGACCGGCAGCCGGGCCATGGTCGCGCGGGCGACCGCCATGGCGATCACGCCGAGCGGGCCACCGTTGGCGATGCTCGGGTTCGCGCCGCCGCTGGTGGCCTGGAGCGCGATGGTCGCCGCCCCAAGCGACTGGCGCGCATCGAGGTCGAACACGAGGCCGGTGAGGTCGACCGGCGTGGGCACAACTGACACCGCGAAGGTGTCGTCGACCGCCAGCGCAGCTTGCCCGGTGAGCTGGGTCAGGTTGATCGTGAGGCCGCCGGCGTAGAAGGGCAGGCCGGCGATCCCGAAGCCCGTGATCGTCCCCGACGGATCCAAAACGGTCAGGTCAACCAGCCCATTCACGAGGGCCGCCACGGTGACCCTGTGGACGCCAAGCGCGGTGCCGGGCGCGACGGAGGCCGTGAAGCTCGCTTGGCCAACGTTGGATGGCCCGGCGATCACCCCGCCCAAGCTCGGCGAGCCGATCAGCGGCAAGCCATCGAGCCAGTCGGTCGCCTGCGTCGTGTCGAAGTCGACGCGCTGCGGCTGGATCAGCTGGATCGGGGCGAGGCTCGACATGCACCGGACCTCAGGCGAGTGGGCAGCAAAAAGCCGCCCGGAGGCGGCGCGGGACAGACCGGTACGGGGTGCTGGCAATCAGGCCGCGGGCGCGAGTCCTGCGAAGGCGGCGTTGACCTCCGCGAGGGTCGTGATCGTGGGCGGGCTGGCGTTGATGCCGGCGTCGCACCCGTCCTCGGCGGCAAAGCACGCCTGGACGTGGGCGAAGACGGCGAGCGCCACCGCCTTCATCTGGTCGGCCGTCAGCTCGATCCAGCCGGAGGCGGCCTTGAACTTGACGGAGGCGACGGCGCCCGCCTGCATCCCGGCGTAGGCATTGGCGACCATCGACTGGCTGTCCCGGTCGGTGGCGACCGTCACGCCGTTGACCACCACTCCGCCGGTCTCCACCGCGAAGCGCCGGGCCGCTGCGTAGGCGACGAGATCGGCCGCGGAGGGCGCCGCCGCCAGAGCATCGGGGAGCGCCAGTCCCCAGCGTGCCAGCTCCTCGCGAAGCGCGACCAGCGTCGGCGCGCCGCTGGCGTCGACCGGACAGGGCGTCGGCTCCCAATCGTCGGGCGCGCTCCACGCCTTCAGGGCGGCGTCGTCGGCGCCGACGATCGCCCCGCGCGCCGAGGCGAAGATGTCGGTGCCGTTCGGCAGGCGCCAGTACCAGTCCGAGGCGTTGAAGTTACGCAACCTGACCTCCCGTGTCCGAAGTGCCGGCCGTCGTGCCCGGAATGAAGTTGACGCCGCGGCCGTAGAGCTGGATCACGCCGTTGAGCCCGGCGTAGAACCGCCGTCCCGAAGTCGTGCCACCCCACGCCGCGCCCGTGCCGAAGGCGACGCGGCCGTTGATGCAGTTGACGACGTTGGTGAAGACGCCGGCCGACGGCACGTTGATCGTGCCGAACGAGGTGATCGTGCCGCCCTGCGCGTCGAGGATCGCGCCCGCGCTCTGCGCGATGCCAATCGTCCCGCTGAGGGTGACGGAGCCGCCCGGTCCGGCGAAGAGGTGGCTGGCGTTCAGCGCCGTGTCGCCGGTGAAATCGCAGTTGTCGATCGTCACGTTGCTGCCGGCCGCGATCGTATTCAGCGCCGGATTGGTGTTGCGCAGCGTCGCCCCGCTGATGGTGCAGACCGTTCCCGTAACCTGCGTCTGGGCATCCTTCGTGCCCGCACCGGTGAGGAGGTAGTTGCCGCGATTGGCCGGAGCGCCCAGGATCGTGAGGTTCGGGACACCGGTGACCACCGCCGGCAGATCGTAGGCACCGGCCGAGAGCATCTGCACCAGGAGCCCGTAGCCGCCGAACGCGTAGCGCGAGGCGGCATACCGGATGGCCCGCGCGTTGGTTCGGAACGGCTTGGCCTGCGATCCGTCCCCGGTCGCGTCGCTGCCCGTGGAGCTGTCGACGTAGAGCGTGACGGCCGCCACGACCGGCGTGATCGCGGTCGAGGCGATGAGCGCCTTGATCGCCTGGGCGAGCTGAGTCAGATCGCCGTTCGTCGGCGTGAGGCCGGCAGCGGTGATCGCGTTGACGATCTCGCGCTGCGGGTACTCCAGACCCTCGGCGCAGGGGATCGAGCCCGCCGTGTTGGTCGCCGGGTTGCCGTTGACGTAGCCGGCCGCCGGGTTCGTCTGATCGAAGGGTTTATTGTACTGCACGGGCGGGCGCTCCGGACGCGCGCGACCGCGCCCGGCCCGCGGGGCGGGTCAGCGTCGGCCAAGCGATCGGTTGAGGGGCGGGGCTAGTAGAGCGGCACGCTCTCGGCCGGCAGCGGGTCGCCGCCGTGCTCGATGATCGTCAGCAGCGGGTCGGTCCCGCAGTGGTTCACGCCTGCCCGGAAGGGCACGTATTCCTGGTACTTCGGCGTGACGTTGGCGTAGTCGAACAGGATCTCGGTGTGCGCCGGCTTGTAGCGCCGGAACAGGCATTCGAGGTCCATGGCCATGCTGAAGCGCACCATCGGATCGATGCCGCACTGGCCAGCGCCGGCCCGGAACCACGACACGCGCGAACCGTAGACCCGCACCGTCCAGTAGAACCGGATCTCAGGCGGTCCGACCTGCCAGCGGTACTGCTCGCCGTTGGTGCCGGTCGCCCGCGTGTCGCCGCACCGGGAGATCCCGGCCATGAACGGCGAGTACTCGACGATCCGGATCACGTACCCGAGGCGCGAGGCGACGTTGTAGAAGAACGCCCGGCTCTGGCCGCCCTCGGTCGTGATCCGCTCGATGAGGGCGAGGCGCCGCTCCTCCAGGGTGTACTGCTCCTGGACGCACGGGTCGGGCAGACCGAAGGCGCGCTCCCAGTCCGGCAGCAGCTCGGTCGTGAAGCGCGGGTCGAGTTCGAGCTCCAGAAGGTCGGCGGCCCGCGGGTCGACCACCGCGCCCCAGATCTCGGCTTGGCCCCGCACGAGCCGCATCAGGTCGCCGTCGGGGTCGCGCGACCACGCCTCGCCGCGCGGCAGCAGGCGCGCGAAGGCCTCGGCGTAGTCGTCGCCGTCGCGGCGGATGAAGCCGTCGCTCATGGGTAGGAGATCCCGCCGCCGGCCGCGGCCGAGAGGCTCGCCATGTGCCCGGGCGAAGCCATCACGGCGTCCTCGAAGTCGAGATCGAAGTAGCCCTCGCCCACGACCTCGGAGATCGCCGCCGACACCCAGGCCGCGTAGATCGTCTGCCCGGGGGCGGCGCGCTCCAGGAGCAGCAGCTGAAGCGCCGTCTCAATGGCGAGCCGCATCGACGGCGTGTCGTCCGACAGGTTGCGGATCGCGATCCCGAGCCCCTGCGGGATCGGGGCGACCACGAAGAAGTCCTTCACGCAGACGGGTCGGACCGTGTCGAGATAGGCGCGGACCTGGGCGATGTCGTCGTCGGTCGGCAGGCCGGCGTTGCCGGCGCGCAGCGCGTCGCACAGGAACCGCACCACCACGGTGCCGATGCCCATGCCGTTCGGGCTCGACCAGGCGCGGGTGACGCCGGGGACGGCCAGCGTCCACTGGATGTAGTCGTCGGCGTCGCCGCCCATCGGGGGCCGGCGCAGGCGCAGCAGCACCCGGGTGCGCAGATCGTCGTCGCTCTCAGTGTCGGCGCCGCCGTCGATCAGGACGACCGTGGCCTGCGCGTCGACGCTGGAGACCGCCACCGTCAGCGACAGCGGCGCGCCGGCGTCCCGGTTGCCGATCGCGCCCGCGGTCAGACACGTGACAGCGGCGAGTGTCGCGGTGGCCGAGAGGTAGACGTCGGCCGCGGTCTGGTACTGGACACCGTCCGAGGTCGCCAGGATCGACCCGGCCGTCAGGAGCGTGCCCTTCACGCCGGTGAGCGCGATCGTGCCGGAGGCGAAGGTCGCCGCCTTCGGGCCGCCGAACAGGATGTAGGCCCAGCGCAGCAGCCAGTCGCCCTCGGATTTGTCCGGCAGGGCGTTCTTGGCGATGTAGGCGAGGTACTTCAGGTTCAGGAACGCGCCGCCGGCGTTCTGATCCGAGAGCACGCGCAGGGCGTTGTTCGGGACGCTCGCGTCGGCGCCCTTCAGGTAGGCCGCGAGATTGTCGCGGTTCTGCCGGCGCATGCTCGGCAGGTCCGGCAGGTTGAACGGCATGGGGCAGCCTCAGGCGCGCCGCAGGGCGGCTTCCAGCGGGTCGGCTCGGGCGGTGGCGGTGGTGGGAGGCCGGTCAGCCGGTCGGCGCGGAGACGACGATCCCGGCCCAGAGGTCACTGAAGCGAAGGTCGAGCAGCAGCTCGTCGCCGCGGTACATCACGACGCGCGCCTCGATCCGCTCGATGCCGGCGCGGACCACGGTGACGTCGAGGCGGGTCGCGATCTTCCGGTCGAGGAAGGGCTGGAGGGCCTCGCGGATGTAGTCTTCGATCTGGATGGTGGTGGTGCCCTTGCGGGCGGCCGCCCCGGTGATCGTGGTCCGGGACAGGAGCCAGAGCTTCGAGCCGATTGGCCAGCCGTCCCAGATCTCCTCGGCATCGACGTCGCCCCACCAGCCGCGGCGGTCGGTGTCGCGCGAGTCCGGCAGGTCGTCGTCCGGGCCGGCGAGCGCGTCGGTCATCAGGGCGACGACGACGGCGGTCGCCAGCTCGTCCGAGGTGTCGAGCTGACCCGCCGGCGTGAGCAGCAGGTCGAGGTCGACGGCCTGGAAGGGCTGGCCCGGGGCGGTGCCCGTCGGCGCGATCCGGACATCCGTCATGGCGCGTCTCTCAGCCCGGGCCGCCGAAGCGCATCGACTTCGTCTGGCCCTGCACGAGCCGCTTCTGCGGCTCCAGGAAGTTCATCGCCGGCCCGGCCTGGTCGGCGAGCTGCAGGAGCCGGCCCCGCAGGTTGGCGATCTGGCCGATCACCGGGTTAGCGCCGGTCAGCTGCTCGATCTGGCCGGTCAGCTCGGCAGCCTTCGCGGCGATCGCCGCCTCGGGCCCGCCGCTCGCGTTCAGCGCCTCCAGCTCGTCGACGAGGTCGTCCACGATCCCGATCACCGGGTTGTTGGCGATCAGGCCGGCGATCTGCGCCTCCAGGCCGGCGATCAGGCCCTCGACGTTGCCCGACAGCAGGCTCGCCATGCCCATGAGCCGGCCGGGGTCGAGAAACGACTTCAGGCCGCGCTGGAGGGCGTTCTGGAGGTAGCCAGTGAGCTTTCCCTCCGCGAGCGCCTTCATGGCGTCCAGGCCGCCCGGCGCGCCGCTGAGGGCGTTCGTGACCTGGGTCGCGGCGTTGACCGGGGCGAGCGCCGGGATGACCTGCTCCGCGTTCTGGCGAAACTTGGACACCACGTCGAAGAGGGCGTGGTGCGAGTCCTCCACCTGCGACAGGCGGGCCGCCAGCCCCTTCAGCTGCTCGTTGAGCTCGAAATTGTCGGTGGCGGGTTTCACCGCCCGGCCCGCACCGTCGTCTCCGCCCGTGATCGTGACCTTCTTGCCGGTCTGGTTGACGCCATCCCGGGTCAGGTGCGTGTGCTGGCGCTGATCGTCGTGGTGCGAACTCTCGCCCGGCTTGAGGTTCTTCGGGCGGTGGCGGCGGTCAGCGGTGGCGATCACGACCGGATGGTCGGGGTTGCCACCCACTGCGGCCACAAGGACCTCAGCCTGACCCTGCTGCTGATCGGTCGGCTTAAGCGGGACGCTGCTGAAGCCGTAGGGGTGCCAGTGCTCGACGTTGGTGAACTGGTCCCCGAACCAAGCCCGGACCGTGTGCTCCTGGAGCTTGGTCGAGTCATCGACCGCGACGAGGGTGCCGCGGGCGATGCCGAGGTAGGCGCGGCGGGCGCCGTCGTCACCTCCGGCGCGCAACGTGCTCATGCGCCGCCTCCGGTCATGTGCGCGCCTCGGGCTGCGCCTGCGTCACGGGTTGGTTGTAGAAGCCGTCGGACGACTGGCCGTCGGGGTTCTTCTGCTGGAAGGCCTTGGCGTTCACGAGCTCGATCGCCGTCGTCGTCTGACCCTCCGGCGTCTGCCCGTAGGTGTAAGCCCAGAGCTTTAGGTCCATCAGCGGGTCGGCGAGGGGGAACAGCATCCCGGAGCGCACGCTGACGAAGTCGGACAGCGCCCAGAGCTCACCGTTCGGGTTGAGCCAGCCCTGATAGGCCAGCGTCACCCGCAGGAGGTCGGCCTCGATCGCCTGCGCCTCCATGTTGGTGCGCAGCTGCAGCTCTTTCTGGCCGAGCGGCATCTCGGCCAGCACCTTGCGGGCGAGACCGGGCACGCCATTGCTCATCTGCGCCTTGGCGGAGATCTCCGCGGCCTGGCGCCCGAACAGGCTGTCGGAGCCCGCGACCTGCGAGCGCGCGACGATCTCCTGGACCGAGGGCATGTCGATCGAGCAGTTCGCCGAGAGGATGTTGACCCCCTCCTCGAACATCGCACCCTTGCCGCCCTGTCGTGCGCCGGCGACAATATCCCCGTTGGCATCGGCCCGCAGCCACAGGCCGCGCTGTCGGCAGCCGCGCGAGATCGCGTCAAAGGGCGTCTCGCCGTGCCGGATCGTGAAGTTCGGGAACGGGGTGTCCCAGCCGTCCGGACCGCCCTCGACCCGGAACTTGAGGCCGTGCGGCTTCAGCAGCCGGTTGGCGATCGCGTCGAGCTTGTAGCCGCGGAACTGCCCCGTGCCGCCGTCAGCCGACGCCTTGCGGGTGAGCTCGGCCTTCGAGAAGCCCGACACCTGGACGCCGTGCCGATTGGCGTCGAAGGCGGTCTGCCGGTTGCCGATGTAGCCCTCTTGAATGACGACCTCGCCCGCGAGCGCGATGTCCACGCGCATACCGGGCAGGAGGCGCTGGGCCGCGATCTGAGCGGCCTCGCCCCACGAGGAGCCCGATGTCGTCTGGCGGCGGCTGTTCGGATCCTCCGGCTCGGCGCAGGTGAGGCGGAAGGTGCGCTGCCACGCGGCGTCGAAGGACTGGGACACCTGGACGGTCAGCCAGTCCTGATAGACGCCGCCCTCGGTGCGGACCTCGCAGATCAGGTCGGGATTGGGCACCGGTCGCTCTCAGCCGGAGAAGGCGTTGCCGGAGGCCGGCATGAACAGGGGGTGAACCACGTCGCGGTTCTCCGCGAGCAGCTGCTCGGCGCGGCCCGCATCGCCGAACAGGCGGTTGGCGAGGGTGAGGAGCGGCATGCGAGTGCCGAAGCTGTAGGGCACGAGCCGCGGCAGCGGCCTGCCCCGGGCGGTCAGATCGCGGACACAGGCCGCGTGCAGTGCGGTGAGCGCACGCCACGCAGTATTGTCGAAGCGCCCGGCGGCGAAGTCCTCGGCCGGGGCGAAGGCGAGGTTCACCCGCGCCAGCGCCGCGTCGATATCCTGCCGCGACACGAAGACGGTCCCGGCCAGAATGTTGACCATCTCGGTGAGCGCGAAACGCGCCGCGATCTGGGCGACGCGCTGCACCGGCAGATCCGGAGCCGTGACGGCCTGCGCCGCCTGTCGAACCTGGTCCATGCCGACGAACGTGGCGCCGGCGGCGGTGGCGGCCGTGAAGCACGCGCGCAGCGGCGGCCCGAAGGTGCCGGCCTGGACTTGGCCGACGGCATCAGCCGAGAGCGCACCGCAGAGCTGCCGGAGCGTCGCCCCTTCCTGGCTCGTGGCGTCGACGCCCGACGTGAGCAGCGCATCGAGCACGGCCTTCAGCGCCGCGACAGCGACGCGGCGCTGGGCGAAGGTCATCCGGTCCTAGCTCCAGTCGTCGTCGCTGCCGGCGGACAGCTCGGCCGCGGTCGCGTTCTGCGCGGCCGCCGCGCGCGCGGCGGCCTGGGTGTTCTCCCGCCCGGACGGGGCGGCGACCCCGACCTGAGAGCGCACAAAGGCCATCTCGAAGCGGGCCAAGCCGCCCTGATCCTTCGTCTCGATGCGCTGGTAGGTCTCGCAGCGCATCGTCGCCTGTCCCATCGTGGACAGGACGAGGAGGCCGGCGCCCTCCCGCTGCAGCGCCGCCTCCAGGTCGTCGGCCTGATCGAGGTAATCCTCGCCGATGACGTAGCCGGAGATCGCCACGCGCGTGACGCGGCGCCCGAGGTCCTCGTCCGAGCTGCGCTCGGACTTGGCGAACTCGTAGGTGAAGCCGCGCCGCCCACCGAAGCGGGTGTTTGCCTCGATCTTGAACGGCACGCCGCGGAACGACGGCGGGCGGAGCTCGTCGCGCCAATTCATGCGTAAAGCCTCGGATCGTGGCTCGGCGCGAGCCGCTACGCCCGGTCCATGTCCATCTGCGATCGACCCTTCGACACGGTCGTCTCGCGGAACAGACCGCCCGTATCGGCCCGGTGCGTCATCCCGGCAGGGGGGTTGTCGAACTTGATGTGCAGGGTGCCTTTGGGATCGGCCGGCGCGCCCGGCATCTGCATGCCCGGCCCGGCGCCCGGCGCGCCGCGGCCGTAGAAGCGGTCCATCAAGGCGTCCCCGACCGGGGCTTTCGCCTTCGGCGGCGTCGCGCTTGCCTCTTTGGCCGCGTCAGCCTGCCTGCTCGCGTTGGCCCGATCGACCGTGCCGTCCCGGTGAGCACGCCGCACCCAATCGGGCGCATTCGCGGAACGCCCGCCAGCCCCCCAAGCCATCGACGGGCCACCGCCGATGTGGATGCCGTGCTCGCCCATGTAGCCGGGGCCCGCGCCGACGCCGGTGGCGCCGTTGCGGACCGTCCCGCGGATGAAACCCTCCATGACCTTGCGGTCGGCGGGGTCGTTCATCGACAGGTAGCGCCGCTGGCCGTCGGGCCCGGTGGTGTAGAGCCTCACGTCGGCCGAGCGGCCGCCATCGTGCCGATGGCTCCCCGTCCGGTGGCGGCCGTGGTCATCCTGGCCTCCGGAGTAGACCTCCGCGTTGACGGCCGCATTCTTGGCGGCCTTCGCCAACTGGTCGCGCAGCTCGTCCGTGATGGCCTGCCGGCGAATGCCCCCGCCCTGGCGTTGGTCGACACCGCCGACGCCGTCGACCGGCTCGACGTCCTTGCCGCTGCGCGACAGCGGGCCGGAACCCGCCTCGCCCCCACGACCGAGCGCCGCCTCGGCGGCACGCTGCAGCGTGTCGTCCTTGTACAGCAGGTTCGACGGTCCGTGCTCCTGCCACAGCAGGCCGCGGAGGAACTTCTGCATCTGAGCAGGGTCGCGCAGGTCGAGCCTGTCGTTCGGGCCGATCCCCATCGTCTTGGCGATGTTGGCCGGGGCGGTCGGATGCCCCGGTGTCCAGCCGTTGGCCCCGGCGATGATTTTCTGGAGCGTGTCGGCTCCGCCGTCGAACTTCGTCAGGGCGAGGCGGGCTGCCGCGCGCATGCCCGCTTCGGGGCTGTTGAACACAATCTGAGGCGAGCCCTGATCGGTGTTCTGCGACGGCCCGACCATGCCGGGGAAGTTGCGACGCTGCCACTCAGAGCCCGAGTACTTCAGGTTCCCGGGGTTGTTGTTGCGCATGCCGGCCGGCAGGCGGGAGACGTCGACGTCCTGCCCGAAGTATTCCTTTGGCTCCTGCGCTTGAGGAGCCTCGCCCAACGGGCCGGTGCCGGGCGTGATCGGGCCGCTGCTGCGCTGGATCGCCCCGGCGTTCGGAACCGGCGCGCGTGGTGAAGTTCCGCCGGAGTAGCCACTTCCACCACTACCGCCGAACCCGCCACCACCGCTGAGCGGGCCACCGCCACCGAACCCACCGCCGCCCCAGGCCGCCTTCTGGATCAACGATCCGCCGCCTGTGGACCCGCCGAAGCTCGACGGGCTGACGCTCGCCCCGCCGTTCTCGCGGACCTTCTGCAGCTCGTCCGCGACGCGCTTCAGCTCCTCGATCATCCGGTCGTGCTTGCGCTGGTAGTCTGCCCCGCGCGGGCCGGCCTCCAGGAGCTTGAGTTGGCTCTCGACCTGCGCGCGGCGGCCTTCCAGCTTCTCCCGCGGGGTGGCCTCGGGGCCGCCGAACGGGGACAGCTGATTGCGGAGCGCCTGCTCGCCATCGTTGCCGCGCAGGCCGTTCTTCTCGGCGTCCTCGATCACGTCGGCCGTGCCCTTCAGCATCGGCCCGAGGACTTTCAGCTTCAGCCGCTCGGCCGCGGCGCCGATCCGGCCCATGCTCTGCTCGAAGCGGGCGGCGGCCTCCTCGGTCTGCTTGTCGAGGTGTCCGACCTCTTTCTGAACCTGGGCCAGTGCCTCGCTGGCCTTGCCCGAAATCGAGCCCACCACCCGCGCAATGTCGTCGGTCCCGAAGAACAACCGGGATACACGCCGACGCACCTCCGGTTCCGGGATCGCCTGGATGCCGTCGATCGCGCGCTTGAGCGCCTCGTCCATGTTGGGCGCACCAATCACATCCTCGGCGAGCTTGCCGAGGTTCATCGCCTGGAGGCTGGAGTAAGCCTCGCCCCACCGCCGGCGCAGGTCGAACATCACGGTCGCGAAGGATCCGACCGAGCTCTTCATGCTGTCGGCCGACACGCCGAACCGCTCGCCGAGCGCCCCGAACGCGCGCAGCTTGTCTACCGCCACGCCGGTTTCCCGGGACAGCATCGAGAGCTGCTGCGTCGATCCCGCGAAGCCGCGCATCGCCGACACCATGCCGGTGATCGACATGGCCGCCCCGAACCCCGTCACACCCACGGCCGAGAAGATCGGGTCGAACCCGCGCAGGACGCCCTGGAACTTGCTGGCCTCCTCGCGGACGCCGGCCCAGTCCTTCTTCCAGGTCGCCCCCTGCTTGGACGTCTCGTCGCCGACACCCTTCAGCCCCTTCTGGAGCTTGGTCAGCGGCCCGGTGAACTGATCCTCGACGGTGGCGACGATCCTGAGCTTGTCGTCAGCCATCCTGGTCCTCGCGTGGGGCGTGCCGCGGCATCAGCGCCAGGGTGTGGGCCATCAGGTGAGCCACGGTCGCCGGCGGATAGGTGCCGATCGGCCGCGAGAACGGCCACGCGTGGAAAGCGAGGCCTAGGCGGAGACTGTCGTGGACGGCGCCGGCGGCAGGGCCGCCCACACGAAAAAACGGCTGAGGACGGTCCCCAGCGAGAGGATGTCGCGCGCGCCGATCTTCTTCAGCGTCGACGTCGGCACGCTCGCGAGCTTGCTCACCAGCGGGAAGAACTGGTCGGCCGACAGACCCTCCAGGAGACCGAACTCCAGGACCTCCTCGCCGGTCGGCTCGCGCAGCACGAGCACCTTGACCATCTCGTCGTGCGCGCGGACCGCGGCCGCGAGCTGGTGCTCGTACGGCCAGGTGATCTCGCGCGGGTCCCGCGCCGGGGCCTCGATGGTGTCCGCCATGATCAGATCTCGTCGCAGGTGAGGCCCATCCAGTTCACCGACACCTTGCCGGCGCCGGTGTCGATCTCGTGCGCGGACTCGGTCCAGGCGCCCGACAGGACGTAGGTCTTGCCGTTCGCGAGCTCGGCGGTGACGGTGATGTCCGTCATGGCGTCGAGCTCGGCGATGGTCAGGCCGGCCGTGGTCGAGAGGTCGCCCTTGATGAAGGGCACGCGCGGCGTCTCGATGAAACCGTGCACGCCGTCCTGGCCGGCGACCCCCTCGCGCTTCGACGGCGAGGGCGACACGATGAACGAGCCGCGCAGGTCGTACTGCTTGTTGCCGGCCTTCACGAAGGCGGTGCCGGCGATCCTCTGGCCCATGGCCGGTGCTCCAAAGAAAAACCCGCCTCAGAGGGCGGGTTGGATTGCGGGAAGGCGTGGAGGACCGATCAGGTGCCGGAGGCGCTGAGCGGGAACTGCAGGCGGAACTGCGCGAGGATGTTGAGCCGCCGCAGCTGGTTCACGATGTCCGGCGGATCGAGGATCTCGACGGTGTTCGGCTCGGTGTTCGAGCGCGCCACCGAGAGGTTCGCGATGTAGAGCGCGGCGTTCTCGACGAGACCGTCGTACTCCATGTCCCGGTACTCCGAGACCATCTCCGCCTTGATCATCAGCGGCGTGACGATCGGCTTGCCGGTGGCGAACTTGGTCCCGTCGTTGGCCAGAGCCATCCGCGGGAAGGCGTTGGTGAGCCGCTGCCGCACCCGGGTGTAGCGCTCGTCGAGGGTAGCGAGCGTCGTCACCAGCTCGAAGGCGTTGTCGGCCTGCCCGTAGGCGTTCTTCTGGTAGGAAGTCTGCTCGCGCAGGATCACCGGCTGATTGGTGGTGCCGCCGTAGAGGTCGGTTCCCTGGATCGCGAGGCCGACCTGCGCGAGGGCGTTCAGCTGGGTCTTGTTCCAGCGATAGGCCTTCTGCGCCGGCAGCACGCCGACCAGCGGGAGCGTCTGCAGCGGCTGGGCCGCGTAGGCGTTGATCGAGAACGCGGCGGCGGCGGTGTAGGCGGCGGCCCACTCCCAGACCGGCGACGGGCTCTGCGGCTCGAAGGCCATCGGGGAGATGACCGCCGAGTTGTTCGACGGGCCCCAGGTGGCCTGATCAGCGTAGGCGCCGCGGCGCGCCGAGAAGATCTGGCCGTAGCTCTGGCGGTACGGACCCCAGCGACCGCTGTCGGTGAAGCCGTACTCGGCGTCCCAGACGGTGTAGGAGCCCGAGTCGTTCACCGGCAGGGCGACGAACTTGTAGGGCGCATCGCCCAGGCCCGCGATCGCCGAGGTGAAGTCCGGCGTGCCGGTACCGCCCGAGAGCTGATTGCCCGTCGGGTAGGTCACCGCGAGGCCGGCCGGCAGCTGCTCGCCGCCGTAGCGGCCGAGGTAGCAGTCCTGCACGTTGATGTCGTTGCCGGTCAGGCCCTTCCACTTGGCCGTCAGGGTGACGACGGCGGCCGCCGCGGAGGCGGTGACCGGCAGGTCCGGGGTCGCGGTGATCGCGGCTGCGATCTTGGTGGCCACCGTCGCCGTGGTGTCCGCCGAGACGATGGCGATCGGCACGAGCTGGCCCGCGATGTAGAGCGGATAGGTGCCCGCGACGGTCGGGGCAGCCGTGACCGTGATCGTGCCTGTCGCCGCGACGCCGGCGGCCGGCTCCGGCACCGGCAGGCAGTAGATCGGCACGCTCGTGACGCCCTTGAAGAACGTCTTGAACATGCGTGCGAGCATCGAGCCCGGGCCGAACAGGGCGTCGGCGTCCGCGTTCGTGCCGCAGGCGACGACCTGGTTCGGCGTGGCCGAGCCGGCCGACGTCAGGATGCCGGGGAGCAGCGCCCATTTCAGCGAGGTTGGGGTGCCGGCCTGCGAGGGGTCGATCTGGGTGTTCGGGCCCGGGATCTTGTAGTTGTCCGGAACGCGCGTGATGCCCATCGCGGCTTACTCCTGCGAAGCGGCGGCGGGCGCGGCGGCGCTCGCGCTGGTGGCGGGCTTGGCGGAGGTCGGCGCGGCGGTGGGGCCGCCGGCGTCGTGCAGATCCTCCAGGAGCTCGATGGCGCCCTCGTCCCGCAGGCGGAACGTGAACTGGTCGGCCGGCCAGCGGGCTGTGCCGTCCGCCTCGAAGCCGGTCTGCGACGGCATGTGCTTGAGCGCGCGGTAGCGCTCCTCGGTCGCCCTGACGGCGACCGTGGCTGATCCGGCCATGGCGATGTCCTCGGATTGGGAGCGGCGCGGGCCGGCTCAGGTAGTGGGAAGGTCGATCGTGAGCCCGATCGGGGGCGTGCCCGGGCCGGCGCCGGCCGGGCGGGCGGTGATGACGACGTGTTCGAGGACGTCCGGGATCACCGGGTCGTAATTCGTGCGCGCCAGGAAGGTGATCTCCAGCCGCCCCTCCGCGAAGTACGTCTCGCCGTCCTGCGGGAAGACGCGGCCGCGGCGGACCTTGCTCACCGCCTCGAACAGCGGGAAGCGCTCCGGATCGTCCTCGGCCTTGCCCGGGTCGACCCCGCGCACGAACGTCGGGTCGGTCAGGAGATGCGAGCGGATCCGGTCGACGATGTCGTCGAGGTCGGCGTCGAGCTGCTCGGGCGGCTGATGCCCGATCACCACCGAGATGCCGATCGTCACCTCGCTGATGAAGCGCGGCGGCCCAGTGTTGGCCTCGTCCTCCGGCGTCTCGAGCTCGTCGACGAGGATGACCAGGAGCGCGGGGAGGTTCGTGTGCTGGATCTGCGGTCGCGGCTGCCGGCGGATTGCCTTGACCGCCAGCCAGTCCTGACCCTGGAGGCGCTCGATGATCGCCTCCCGGATCTGCGTCGACGGTGACGGCATCACAGCTCCGGCGGCAAGCCGCGCTTCAGGGTGAGGGTGGCGCCGCCCTGGCCGTCCGGATCGATGTCGTCGATCCAGAGCGTGCCCTCGTCCGGGTAAAAGCCGGCGGCGGGGATGCGCACGAGGGCGAACTGCTCAGGCTCGTACTTCCAGTCCGGGAGGCGGATCCCGAGCGTGAGCACCGTGGTGTTCAGACTCTGGTCGCCCTCGAGCTGGATGTTGGTGTTCTTCACCGTCCAGACGCCGGTGGCGTCGAACGGCTGGCGGACCGGCGACGAGGCCAGCGGCGTCACCGTAACCGGGCGCCCGAACGCGGTGATGCCGGGCCCGAGTGCCAGGGCGGCGAAGTCGATCACGCGGCGGCCGGCTTCGCGGCGGTCTTCTCAGCCGCGGGGGCGGCCTTGTCCTCGAACGCGGTCGCCCGCTCGGCGGCGATCAGCGCGTCGGCCTCATCGGCATCGAGCTCGACCACCGAACCGGGCGGGACCTCGTCGATGGCGTACTTCCCGCCGATGCGGTTCGAGAAGGCGTCGAACTCGAAGGGCGTATGCCCCTTCGCCGGGATGTGCAGCGTCACGGAGGTGACGATCTTCTTGGTGGCCATGGGTCGAGGCCCTCGCGATCTCAGGGTTGCAGGCGAGGCGGCGCCGTCAGGGGCGCCGCCGGATCAGGGGCGCGGAGGCGTCAGGCGACGGTCGCGGAGAAGGTCGCGTCGACCCAGCCGAGCAGCGGCAGGGGCGCCGACTGCATCATCGAGAACCACGCGGAGGGGTTCTTCTCCTTCCACACGCTCGGGAAGCGGGCGAGCGGGGCGAGGCCGGCATCGGCGTCCATGATCGCGCCGTAGGTACGGATGCCCTGGCAGCCGACCGTGTTGCCCATGATCACCGTGTTGTCCGGCATGAACTGCTGCACGTTGCCCGCGGCATCCGTGTAGAGCTGCTGGTACTGGAAGCAGTCGAACTCGCCGATCGAGCCGAGGTACTTCACCTCCTCGCCGAGGCCGCCGCCCGTCACCTTGCCGGCGAGGTCGACGTTGCCGGAGGTCTGCCGGTAGGTGTTCATCACCCGGGTGACGCCCGGGCTGTTGAGGAAGTAATCGGCCGCCAGCGGGTCGAACACGACCACGCCCGGGTGGAAGCCCGAGTTGCGCTGCACCGTCTTCGCCCAGGTGCGCATGTTCTGGTACGGGTCGACGCCCGTCTGGTTCCAGCGCAGCGCGCCAGTGAGCGCGACGGTGTGGGCGGCGTTGCGGTTGAGGTCGACCAGCACCGGCGGGTGATCCTCACCCTGACAGGTCATGGCGCCGTTGAGCAGCAGCTGCGCGGCCATCCACTCCTCGGTCCGGGTGATCTCGTCGTCCTCGATCAGCATGTTGTCGTAGAGCGCGAGCTCGAACCGCTGGGTCGGGGTCATATTGCCGAGCAGCTGTTCGCCGACGCGGCGCTTCAGCATCTTCTGCGGCTCGATCATGTGGAGCGGCTTCACGTAGGGCGGACGGAAGCCCATCGTGGTGTAGCCGCGCGAGCGCTGCGGTTTGCCCTCGACGGTCGGCACCACGAAGGGGGCCAAGCGCCGGGCGCGCTGCACCTTGTCGAAGTAGACCTCCTCGGTATCGAACACCTGTTCCATCGTGAAGAACAGGTTCAGGAGGACGGGCTTGGCCTTGTCGAGGACGCCGAAGGCGCCGAGCAGCTGGGCGGTGGAATTGTAGTCGATCGCCATGATCGCGGGCTCCAAAAGAAAAGGGCCCGCGACGGGGCCCTGCGATCTACCGGGATGGGTGGAAGCGGATCAGCCGAGGACGCCCACGGTGCGGACGTAGAGGTCGGCCTTGTTCTGCCGGAGGGACGCCTGCAGCGTCTGGATCGTCCAGGACGCGTCGATCGTCATGATCTCGCCGGCGAACTCACCCTCGAAGTAGGCGGGGCCGACGGCGTCGGCGACCGACGCGTCGAGGTCGGCGGCCAGGACCGCGGCCGGGACCTGGCTACCGTCGTTCACGGTGGCGACGCAGGGGACGTACTTATCGGTCGCGGTGACGCGGCCGAGCAGGGTGCCGCGCTTCAGCGGCGCGCCGGCGGCGTTGGAGCCGCTGGCGACGGTGACCGGGCGGTGGCGGACCGGGAAGGCGCCCGCGAAGAGCGCCGTCGGGTCGTAGGAGGCGTAAACGTTGCTGGTGCCCATCGCGGGGGATCCTTCGCTGTGCGCTGTGGGCGCCGATTACTTCTTGCCGAGCAGGGCGCGTGCCTCGGCGGCACCCTTCTCGAAGTCGCGGGCGGCGGGCACCGCGCCGCGGTATTCCTCGCCCACGCCGGCCGCCGAGGCGGCCGCGAAGGTGGTATTGCCGCGCTTCTTCTGGCGATCGGCCAGGCGCTCGAGCACGAGATCCTTGAAGGCGCGCACCGAGGTCTCGCCGTTGGCGTGTCGCTCGCCGAGGTTCGGGAAGCCGAACTGCTTGGCGATCTCGCGGATCTTGGCGCCGCGGACGCGATCGGCGCGCACCGCGACCTCGGCCGCCTTGCGGACCTCGGCGGCGGTCAGGGCCTTGCGCTTGCCGGGCTTCGGCGCGGCGCGCTCGCATTCTCCGTCGTCCTCGTCGTCTTCGCCGTCACGATCCTCATCGTCCTCGGCATCGTCGTCGTCGCAGTCGCGCTCGTCGTCCGAGCAGGCATCGCCATCCTCGCCGTCGTCGCAATCGCGCTCCTCGTCCTGGTCCTCGTCGCGCTCGGCATCGCCGTCCGCATCCTCGTCGGTGTCGCACTCGTCCTCGCGCGCGGCCCGGGCCGCCGCCTTCCGGGCGGCGGCGCTGCGGGCCGCGGCGAGGCGCTTCTTCTCGGCCTCGAGTTCGGCCGGGGTCTTGGCGCGCTGGGACTTGGGCTTGCTGGGCTTACCGGCCATGGACTTGTCTCCTCGGGTCTTCGGGGATGGCCCGGAGGCCGGGTTGCGGGTGACGACCAGGCAGGCGCGGAGCTTCGGGCTCTCGCCTTCGGCCTGGTCGGAACGGATCTGAGAGGCGGCGTCGGCCGGGATCGGGACCGCGGAGATCTCCAGCGGCTCCCAGTCCACGACGTCCCAGCGGGCGACCGTGCCGTCGTCGGCCTCGGTCTTCTCGACCTTGTGGACCCAGTAGCCGACGCTGACGTTGCGGATGACGCCTTCGCGGATCTTCTGGACCGTGTCGGCGACGCCCGGCGCCTTCGAGAGCTGGATGCGGGCGAGCCCGCGGCCATCCTCGATCTTGGCCGAGCCGGGCACGACCGCGCCGATGACGTTGTCGCAGCCGTAGGAGCAGTGGCTGTCGAGGAAGGGCGCGCCGAGGTTGAGGCGCTCCAGCCTGATCGCCTTAGGGTCGACCGACAGGACCTCGTCGTACTCGGTCCCGTCCCACCAGTCGTAGCGACGGACGCTCGCGCCCGTGGTCCAGACGATCTCGATCGTGTTGCTGTCCGCGTCGAAGCTCTCCGCGCGCACGGCCGCCAGGCGGTCGAATTGCGGAAGCTGCACGACCCCTTCGGCCGCGGGTGGCGCCCCGGTTCGGGCGGGAGAGCTCGGGCTCTTCGCCCGCGGCCTCGTCCTGTTCGGGTTGCTGGACCCCCTTGGCATTGGTGCGCCGCGGGTCCGAGTCGAGGATGATGCCAAGGTCGTCGACCTTCACGTTGAAGGCGCGGATGCCGTCGAGGACGTCGTCGGGGTTGCGCCCCTTCTCGGCCACGACGTCCTGCCAGGTGCGGAAACCGTTGCGGACCTCGATGGCCGCGGTCTGGGCGTCGGCCAGCGGGTCGACCCAGGCGAACTCGGGCGGCGACCACTCGACCGGCACGTACGGAAGGTCGATTACGCCCGCGAGGTAGGCGGCCTCGCACCACCATTCCCAGATCGGCTGGAGCGCCATCTGGATCAGGATCTGCCACTGGATCGTGCCGACGAGGCGCCGGAACTCGACCAGGCCGCCCCGCATCGAGGAGAAGTTCACCTCGGACAGGTCGCCCGAGATCAACTCAGCGGGCATTCGCCAGCCGGCCGCGATCTCCTGGAGGCGCTTCGTTTTGTACTCGCCATAGCCGCCGACGGCGGTCGGCGCGTTGAACTTCACGTCCTTCGCGCCGTGCAGCCGCGGGATCATGCCCGGTTCGAAGCGCTCAACCTCGCGTCCGTCGGAGTCCTGGACCCGCAGGCCGAGGTTGTCCTCGTCGTCGTCATCGGCGCCGAGCACGAAGCCGACGACGCACGCCTCGGTTTTCTTCCGAACGCTCTCGGCGAGTTCGTAGTCCGAGAGCAGGTTCGTCGGCTCCATCGCCGGCGTGCCCCACGGGACACCGCGCGTCTGGGTCCGCTGCAGCTCGTAGACGTGCAGAACCTCCTCGGCCGGCACGGGCGCGGAGATCATCGGCTCGCCGCCGTAGAAGTACGGCAGGTTGCCCGGGTGGTAGGGGTAGAGCCAGTAGGCGCGCCGCTTCTGGCTCGCCATGTCGATCTCGACGCCCTGGATCGTCAGGCCGCCCTCGCGCAGCACGCCGTTGCGCATCGGGTCGAGAAAATCGGCCTCGAGGAGCTGAAGCTCCAGCGGCACGTCTCCCTTGCCGCGCTTCTTCACGTACCGGCGGCGGATCAGGGAGTCGCCGCCCTCGACCATCTCCCGGAACAGCAGCGCCTGCAGGCCGTAGAAATCGAGCTGCCCGGCGTGATCGCAGCGAAACGACCAGCGCTGGAAGGCCTCCCAGATCTTGCGATCCCGCGAGGGCGAGCCGGTGACCGGCCGGGGCACGATGCCCTCGCCGACGACGTTCGACACGAGGCTCGCGGTGGCCTTCGCGGCATAGGGGTTGTTGCGCACGAGCCAGCGCGACTTGTCGCGCAGGGTCCGGGCCTCGTTGTAGAGCTCTGCGTCGGCCGAGCGGACGGCGCCGAGCCAGGTATCGCCGTTGCGGCTGCGCTGCGCGGCCTCGTAGGAGCGCCGCCGCGCGCAGGGAGCGCCTGCGCGGTCCGGTTTCGGGCCCGCGACCTTGACCTCGCCGGCCATCAGCAGCGCCACCCGCGACGGGTGTAGCCGCGATCGAAGCTCGCTAGGCCGACGTTCGACACGCGCTGCCCGTTCGCCCGCGCGAGCTGGCGACGCAGATAGCCCAGGATCTTCAGCATCTCCTCGAACGAGCGATAGCTCGCCGACTTGCCCTCGTAGCTGACGGTGAGGACGCCCTGCGCGAGCGCGTCCTCGATCGCCGTGATCCGGGCCGCGTAGTCTACAGCCATGTCGACGGCCTTTTCCCGGGCGGCTTGGGCGCCGACGATTTCTTGGGTTCGGCGCGCTGCACCACCACGGGGCGGGGCGCCGGTCGTTCGGCCGGCGGCGCCACGACGACGGCCTGACCCGGCTCGGCCGCCGGCTCGTCGTCCAGCGGCTCCTCAGGCTCTTCGCGTTCGGGCATCTTGCCCAGCGCCACGTAGCGGCGGGACAGGCTCTGAAGCCCGCACATCGCCACGTAGGCGTAGACGAAGCACACGCCGGCCTCGCGCGGGACCTTCGGCTTGTCCCACTCGGTGAAGCCCTGCCGTCGCACCACGAGCTTCTCGCGGGTCAGCTGCTCGAAGTACTCGGCGTCGATCGGCCGGGAGCCGCGCGCCGGCACCAGCGGGAAGTGGACGTAGCGCGGGCCGGGATCGACCAGCGGCAGCGAGCCGTAGGCGAAGTCGCGGGCGGCGTTGCCGCCGATCATGTACCAGGACGAGCCGAGCTTCGTGGACGCGAGCCGCGGCCACACCTTGGTGCGAGCGCCCCGCGCCTCTGACTTGCCCTTGATCGCCCAGACCTTGCGCTTCCGGCGCTCGGTGCAGAAGGCGTAGGTCTCAGCCGTGTGGTGGCCGCCGGAGTCGATGGCGGCCGCTCTCACGCGCAGCTCGGTGCCGTCGGCCTTGCGGAAGGTCCGCTTCAGCAGGGCGTCGAGGGACTGCCAGACGCCGGGCTCGGCCGGATCGCCCATCAGGACGAAATGGCCGATCAGGGCACTCTCCAGGCCGGGGCCCCAGCCCCAGATGCCGCCCTCGATGCGGGCGTTGGCGCCGGACTGGACGTCGCCCCCCAGCGTTAGGGTGGTGACGAAGTCCGGGACCTCGGCGCCGTATTCCTCGCAGCGCTCCAGGAACGCCGTCGGCTTGATCTCCTGGCCGTAGGTCTGCCGGTACGGCCGGCCGAGGCGCAGGTTCACGAACGGCTGGACGAGGTTCGCGGGATCGTCCTGGGCTTCCAGCCATTCCTGCACGATCACCGGCCAGGCGGCGTTCACGTTGAGCGACATGCCGGTCCAGAGATGGAAGCCGGCGTGCCCGGGCGTCTTCGGCGTCGCGGTCGCCCGCCATTCGCCGTGGGCGTCCATCCAGGCCTTGCTGCCCTCATCGATGATGCAGCCGCAGGTGCCTTGGTACCAGACGGACTTGAGCGAGCGGTCCTCGTTCAGATCCCACTTCAGACCGTGCGGCGTGTCCTTTCCGCCCCAGTCCAGATACTGCCAGCCGTCGAGCTCGCCGGCGGCCTCCGAGCATTGCGGGCAGGGCACGAAGTAGCGCCGCTGGTCCGAGACCAGCCAGAGCTTCCAGACCCGGCTCGTCTCCTCGAGGAGCGGGGTCGAGCCTCGGACCTGCTTTCGGTTGTAGAAGGTCTCACCGCGGGTCCAGAACAGCTTGAGCTTGTCGCCCTGCGTCTTGGCACCGGGCGTCCAGCCGTCGCCGTCGATCTCGTCGGCGAATAGGAACCGGGCCGAGTAGCGTCGGAACGCGTCGTCCGAAGCCGCGCCGACGACGCGCACGAGGGCGCCGTTCGACAGCTGGTAGAAGGTCGCCGAGTCCTGCTTCTCGCCCTTGCGGACGGGCCGTAGCATCTTCGCGAGCACCGGGGTCTCGCGCAGCATCGGCGCGATCTCGGTGGCGCCGAACTCCTCCGCGTCGTCCTCGACCGGCTGCGCGACCGCGCAGAGCGTCGGGTCCTGATGCAGGTGGTAGCCGATCGCCAGGGTGGCGAGTCGGGTGTAGCCGACGCGGGCCGCCTTCAGGACAGTGACCAGCGGCAGCGTCGGATCGCACATCGCGTCCATGAGGCCGCGCTGGTACCCGTAGAGGGTGACCGGCCCGCTCTCGGAGCCCGTGCTCTTCGGGATCCGGCCGTGCTCCTCCGCCCACTCCGAGCCGGACATATGCGGCTTGAAGACGAGGGCCTCGTCGAAAAGCTGGTCCAGCTCGGTGCGCGTCGCGTCGCGACCGGCCGGGTACTCACCCCGCCGGTGGGTTCCTATCCGCTCCGCCAGCGTCATCGTCGGGTTCGCGTCCTGCAAACCACCGCCGGGCGATTTCCTCGCGGGCGGCCGTGAAGGCTCGGTTCATCTCGGCCTTGGCCATCGCCTCGATCTCGGAGGCGTTGGTCATCGTGGCCGCCCGTCCGGCGACCTTGGAGGCCATGTTCGAGAGGCCGGTCCGGAGGACCTGGCAGAAGGTCGCCATGTCGGCGACCGCGTCATGGCGGGACACCACCGCCTTCAGCGCCTCGTCGGCGCTGATCTCGGCGACGATCGCATTGGCCACCGCGCGGCGGCAATCCGCGTCCTCGCGCCGAGCCTTGCTGCTGTCCCTCGTGCCGTCGTCGCTGGCGCTCATCGCCACGTTCTCGACGGCGCGCTGAACCTTCCAGTCGATCACGGCGGCTGTGTCGAACTGCCACTCCACGCCGTTGCTGCCGCGCTCGACGTAGGGGCAGCCCTTCTCGATCCAGCTCGTCACCGTGTTGACGCTGACGCCGAAGATCCCGGCGAGGTCGGCGCGGTTTACGAGCCGGCCGTCGATGGCGCCGGACATCAACAACAACCCCTGTTTTCAAAATTTCTCAGAGGGTGAACCGATGGGGTCCGAATTCCCCTCACCGGCACCCCCCTCCCGGAAGGACCCTGGATTTGGCCGGGGAGGGGGGTGAGGCACCCCTCGGCCCTCCGGCCCGCCCCTCGGGCGCCCGGATGGCCCTCCCGTGGCCTTCGCGGGCCGCTGGCGGCCGCCGTCCGGTCAGCTCTTCCGGCGCACGTCGTTGACGACGAAGCGCTCCCAGGCCGCCCGGAAGTGCTTCCGGTACGCGGCCGGCACCACGGCGCCCGCCTTCTCGTAGTAGGGGAAGCGCTTGGAGTAGCTGACGCCCTTCACGAACAGGAAGATGGGCACCGCCCACTTCTCCTTCTGAAGGTAGATCCCGTCCGGTGCCTTACCGTGGTTGCGGAAGACGATGTACTCGACGTTCCGCCCGACGTTGCGGCGCTTCGAGCGCGCCGTGGTGTTCTGGTACCGGTCCGACTGTGCCCCGAGCGCCGAGAGCATGCGGGTGATGAAGGCGCCCGACACGTTGCCGTTGCCGTCCCGCGGACAGCGCGTGCTGGGCACCGCGAACTCGCCCGCAAGCATCAGACCCTTGCGGATCAGCAGGACCTCGAACCGCTTGTGGCGGCGCGTGCCGCCGGCGACCTGAGGCCCGAGGAACTTCCAGGCCGGGATCGACCCGCTGCCTTCCTTGAAGCCGAGCTCTGCCTGGAGGCGTTGCTTCGTGGCCGGCCGGACCATCAGGCTGTTGAGCGTGAACCTCGACGGCTGGTCGAACACGGACCGCATGGTCTCGCGCTCGGCCTCCCGTGCGTCCTTCATCGCGTTGGTCAGTGCGACCGCGGCGACGAACGGCACCTGCCGGGCAGCTCGGCCAACGGCCTCGGCCTTGAGGCCGAACTCGCTGGCGTCGAGCTTCAGCATGGGATCAGCGCCCGACCGTGATCGTCTTCAGCTCGCCCGAGACCGGATCGAGGATCGTCAGCGTCTGCGCGGCCATGTCATGCCTGTTCGGACGGATGATCGCGCAGCTCGAGCAGACGATCGAACTCGCGGTGGGCCCGATCCGCGACGCTCCGAGCCTCGTCACGGGCCTGACGCCGGGCGACGAGTTCCCGCTCCGCCGCCATTTCGGCATCGAACGCGACATTGAGATCGGCGCGCGCCACGCGGAGAGCGTACGAGGCTGCCAGGATCTCTTGGTCCGTTGCCTTCGGCATGATCAGCAGCCCTGCATCGGTTGCGGAAACTCCCGGCGCTGCTGCGCGGGGCGCGTGGTCGGCCGGTCGACCGTCAGGTCGGTGCAGTCATCGAGGATGAGCACCCCGACGTCGCGCCAGCCCTGCGCGCGGATCAGCTTCTCCAAGCCGTCCTGCCATCGCTTGGCCTTGTCGGCGTCGAGCTTGGAGCGGGTGCGCACCGTGACGATGTCGCCCTCTTGGAGGTCGAGGCGGGCGAGCTGTGGGGCGAAGTCATCCTCGGGCAGCAAGAGGCGAAAGAGGCCAAGCTCTGCGCGGGCGGCCTGCAGCATCTCGTCCCGGGCGGGACCGACGACGGTCGCCACGCGGAGTTCCGCGAGGCGCTCGCGGCAGCCCTGGCGGCCGCAGGCACCGGCGCGGCTGGCGGGGCAGTTCGGACAGGTCATGGCGACTTCACGATGGCTTCATGGTCGCCGTCGGCGAGCACGTGGGTTTCCTGCCCGTTCCAGCGGAACAGGTACTCGATGGCGCCGCGGTACTTCATGTTGTCGGTCACGTAGGCGACCGTCGAGATGGACCAGCGGCCGCCCTTCGGCGCCGGGATGCCGTCGGCGTTCAGCGCTTCGGCGATCGCCTTCAGCGTCGTCTTGCGCTTCCGGGCCTCGAAGATGCGGCGGACGACCTTCGCTTGGGCCGGGACGATCCGGAGGCCGCCCTCCAGGTCGCGTTCATAGCCGTAGGGCGCCTGGCCGCCGGCGAAGCCGCCCTTCCGAGCCTTGGTGGTGCGCCCGCCCGCGGTGCGGTCGCGGATCAGGTAGCGCTCCTGCTCCGCCATGCCGGCGAAGAAGGTGAAGAACATCCGCCCGATCGAGTTGGACGTGTCGATCACGGCCTCGGTCACGGACCGGAAGGCCACGCCGTGCAACTCGGCCAGATCGGAGACCGTCATCAGCGCGTGCCGCACATCGCGCGACAGGCGGTCGATCTTGGCGACCAGCAGGATCTCGAAGCTGCGCGCCTCGGCCATCTGCAGGATCGTCGCGAACCCCGGGCGATCCGCGGGGCGAACCGCGCCGGAGACGCCCGGATCGGAGACGATCCCGACGACCTCGTAGCTCTGGCTCTCGGCGAACGCGCGGACCGCGCGCTCTTGCGCCTCGAGCCCGTGGCCCGTGACCTGCTCGTCCGTGCTGACCCGGGTGTAGATCACCGCGCGGGTCGAGGCCGTGGCCTTCGCCTCTGCCTGGACTTTATTCCGTGCCCGCAGACGGGCCACGCGGCGCGAGCCCGAAACCGCCTGCAAGCTCATGTTTTTACTACGCTTTTCGCCCTCAACGACCCGAAATTTCCAAGGTCTTTTAAGACCTTGGAAATCGCCCGTTTCGGCCTGCGGATGACAGGATCAAAACCCGGTTAAATCAGGCCGCGGCGCCGCGCTCGGCGAACGCCTCGAGCCGCCGGCAGGCGGTGTCGAAGTGGCGCGGGTCGGCCTCGACCCCGAGGTACGGAAGCCCGAGCTCGGCACAGGCCTCGCCGATCGGCGACGAGCCCATGAACGGGTCCAGCACCGGGCCGTCGATAATCGCGAGCAGCTCGCGCATCAGCGACACGGGCTTGGCCGCCATGTGCAGCTTCGCCCGCGGGACCGAGGCCCGATAGGCACCGGGCGCGATCCGACCGACCGAAGCGCGGTGGCCGTTCGTGCCCCACACCAGGAACTCAGCCTGATTGCGGTAGCGCCCGAGCTGAGGCCGGACCGCCTCGGTCTTGTCCCAGGGCACGATGCCCCGCCAGACGAGGCCGGCGGTCTGCAACGCGTCCGTGGTCACCGGCAGTTGTCGCCAGTCGGTGAACGCGCCGAGGATCGCGCCGGGGCGCATGCCGAGCCGGGCCCGGTGCATCCACAGACCGGACCACGCCAGGAACGACCGCTGATCGCGGTTGTCGCCGACGAACTCGGCCTGGAGGTGCCGGTACTCGCTCGACTGGTACTTCTGGCTCGGCGCGCGGATGCGGTCGCCGGCGTGGAGGCCGCCGCTCGAATAGGGCGGATCGGTCAGCACGCCGCCGATCGAGCCCGGCACGAGGGCCGCGAGCACGTCGAACAGGCTGTCCGCGCGGATCAGCGTCGCCGATCCGATCTGGACGGTCTCCGGGAAGGAGAAGCGCAAGACCCCGCACCGATCGCTCGATGCGGGGTCTGCGAGCGCGCCGGGAGCTGGCGCGGCACGGTGCGGCGGCGCTGTGGCCGCCTCGGAATGGTGTTCGGGCATAACCTGATGCAGTGTGCCCCGGCCGCTCGAGCGGTGGCGGGGTGGTCGCCGATCCGTTTCCGGAGCGGCTGTCTGCGGTCATGCGTGTCCCTAGCACGCGGTTCGAGGTGTAGCAGCACCTCGGCTCCCGCCTCTTTTCAGAGCGAGATCAGTCTAGGCCGAACCGGTCGGCTCGGCCAGCGCCCGGGCGAAGCCCAGCGCGAAGCGACGGTACCAGGCGCGGAACATCATCGGTCCCGCAGGATCCGGCCTCACTCGTCGAGCAGGGCCATCGGCAGCTGATAGCTCGCCTCGACGACGATCGTCGCCGAGGCCGCGTAGATCGCGACGAGCGACCAGAGGTCGAGGTGTGGGCGGGGCTCAGAGCGCATCGTCACCCACCAGGTCCTCGACGATCGCTTCGCGGTCCTCGTCGGAGTCGGCGAGGCGGTGCACGTGGATCTCCGTCGCGCCGTCGGCCCTGGCGAACTCGACGGCCTCGGCCATCGTCCCGCGCCAGCCGACGCCGACGATGCGGGCAGGCCCGTCAGAGCCGCGGCGGACACCGATAAGGACGGCGCCAGGGGCGCTGACCGCGCCGGCCTGGGCCAGCGTGTAGACGGCCACGACGTAGCGGTTGCCCGATTGGCCGCGCCACGCGGAGAGGTCGAGCGTCGAGCAGCGCTTCGTCTTCAGACGCTCCTCGCGGATCTCACGGCGTACCATGCGATCCCCTCGGGCCCTGCTGAAGGCGGCGCCCCATGCGACGCGGCGGTTGGACGACATCAGCGTTTCTGGCGGCTGCAGCCGACCTTCACGTAGCGACCCGCGCGCGCATCGCCGAAGGCCTCGGCGGCCATGACCTGGCCGAGCAGCTTGCACGCCTCCACCGAGGCGGAGGGCTGCTCGAGGACGTCGAGCGCGTTAGCGCGGTCGCAATCCGAACCGGCGATCGCCGCCGAGCAGAGCATGGCGAAGGCGACGACGGTGTTCATGCCGCGTGTCCCATGCAGATGGCTGCGATCAGGACGCAGGCCGCGAGCGCGAAGTGCAGGGCACCGATCAGGAGCACGTCCCGGATGGCGCGCTCGGCGCTGCGGCCGCCGTGATGGGCGTCGATCCCGGCGATCGCGATCAGAAGCACGAAGGCGCACGCGATGAACGGCAGCGGCGCGGCGTCCATGTCAGGGAGCCCCGCCGGCGGACAGAGCCCGGCCGGAGTGAACGGGTCGGCCGACGCAGAGCTTCGGCGCGGGATCGCGCCAGGAGCGGACTGGCGGCGGCGCGGCGCGGCGGAGACGGATGAGGAGCGCGAGGCTCCGGAGCACGCGGGGCATCACTGCCGCCACGCGTGAAGGACGCCGCGGGCGTGCTCGCGCTGCTCCTCGACGAAGTGGTCGCGGAACACGGGCAGGCTGAGGCGGCGCACGACGGCGATCTCGTCGAGGACGGTCGGCGCGGCCACAACCCGAGTGGCATCGGCGACCGCGTCGCCCCGCACCGAGCGGATCAGGTCGCGGAAAATGCCGATCACCGAGGGCGAGTGGACGATCACGACCGCGCCGTCCTTCGGCAGGTCCATGATCATCCGGCGCGTGCGACCGGCGCGGCGCTTCTCGCCGGCGCTCGGCTTGCCGGCGCCGAGCCGCTCGGCGGCCGAGTAGCCTTTCGCATCGGCGGCGACGCCGACGCGCAGGGTGGTGTCCTCGAACGTCACGTCAGGCCACCACGATCACGAGGTAACTCACCCGGGAGTAGTCCCGGGCGGCGTGGGCGCGCAGGCGCTCCGCGCGGCGGCGCAGGCTCGGCGTGCAGGCCGAGCAGGCGAGCACGGCGTCGCACAGCGCGACCGTGGCCATGCGCTCTCGAAGCGTCATCGGGGCTCTCAACGAAAAAACCCCGCGCGAGGGCGGGGCGTGGGTCGGTGGGCCGGGCCGCGCGTCAGGCGCGAGCGGCGCGGGCAGCCTTGGTGCGCTCGCGGTGGCGAAGGACCGCCGCCGGGACTGGCGGCCGAGGCCTGCGCTCCGGGCCAGCCGTGCCGCCGGCCTCGTGGCCGGGCCAGCTGCCGGTCAGGTCCCGGTAGAAGCGCCGCGCGTGGTCGCGGATCTCGTCGCGATCGGCGACGTAGTCCTCCGGCGTGTGCCGGTGGCCCGGCGCGCGCAGGCGGTCCGCCAGGAGGCAGAGGCCGTGGAGGCGCTCGACGATGTCGCGTTCGGTCACGGCCGCGGATCCGTCATCGGGGCGACCCTATCAAGGAATGGTCTGCTTTGTCAGCGAATTAGGGAGGTGCGGGCCGGGGCTACAGCTTCAACCACCGTCCTCGGGACGGCTGCGGGTCTTTCGGGCGTCCTGGCTGGCCGGCTTACTGAGATGCCTTTTTCACGCGCTGTCGCACGCCGCACCGTTCGCTCGGGCGGGGCCCGTAACGACGAAGGCCCCGGCGGGGGTCCGCCGAGGCCTTCTAAATTTCTGCAGGATCCGAACTACGCCAAGCCGTTCTTGGCGTCAAGCTTCCAGTTCATGCGGACCGCTCGCTCGGAGGCGTCCAGTCGCGCGGGTCGATCCTGCGGACCTCCGAGGCGCGCTTCGGCGCGGCCCGGCGACCGGCCGGTCGGCGCTCCGCCAGGGCGCTCCGGACACCCGGCCGGAGCCGATCCTCGAGGCGCTCGCGACGCGCAGCCCGCGTGTTCGGCAGCGGCGCGATCTCCTCAACCACATCACCCAACCAAGGCGCGATCGGCGCCCGCGGCGGCAGGACCTCGATGCTGGTGAGGAACTGAAGCGACGGGACGAGGTAGACGAGCGCCGCGCGCCAGTAGGCGTAGCGCAGCTGCTCTTCGAGCACCTCCACGCCCTCCCGCGTCCAGGCGAGCTTGCAGTATGTGCCCGTCGGATACTGGCCGGCACGCAGGGGGGCCGTGCGCTCCTCGTGCGTCACGTGCCACGGCTCGCCATCAGGGCCGAAGCCGGCGACCTTGCTGACCTTGTGCCAGAGGGTGATCTTGCCGTTCTCCGACTTCGAGGGCTCGCACTCGGGCCGCCCCCCTACGTCGGGGCGCGTGCCGCGGATCGCGCTGGTCACGAGCCACGCCGGCGTGGCGTGCATCGCGGTCGAGATCAGCACATCGAGGCTCGCCCGGCCGCGCAACTCGACCTGCATCGGATAGGGCGACAGGTCGAGCGGGCACACGGCCGATCCGGCGGCGGCGCGCTGCAGCGTCTCGCTGAGGACCTGGAGGTGCGCCTCGATCGTGATCGCGTCGGGATGAGGGTCGCCCATCGCCGGCGGCATGCCGGGCTCACGGGACCAGTTGTCGATCGGGCCCCCGAACGCGCCCGCGCGCCACATGGCGTGCATCGCCGGCGGCATCGGACCGCGGATCGGGGCGTCGGCGCGGCGCTTCGGCAGTTCGTCGCGGATCGCCCACCGCAGCGCCTCCTCGATCGTCATCCTGCGGCGCTTGGGTGCGCTCTGGGTGGTGCTCTGCGTCGTTGCCGGCACGGTTGGTCCCCAATGCTGTGCCGTTTCGAAACAAAGCGGCAACGGCGCCTGGGTCGGGCGCGCTTGGAACCACTGTCAAGTGGTTATTCTGCGGCCTGAGCGTGATCCGCATTCAGGCCAGCGACGATCCTGTCGAGGGCCCAGTTGACCCTTCGCATCGCCGTGGAGCGCGACTTCCCGCGCCGCACACACAGGTCACGGAAGCTTGCGCCTTCGGCCTGAGACCATAGAAACAGCATCAGAAGATCGTGCGCTTCTTCGTGCCCCGGATCTACGCGCGGCAGAAACAGCGCCGGCCAGTCGAGCGCGCTGCGCACGGTAGACAGTGCCCCCTGGTAGGCCGGACGCCGACCTTCCCGCCATGCGCCGATCATCCAGAGCGCGACCCGACGGCGGTTCCACACCGGACTGTCTGCTGAGCGAGGAGTTGCCGGACTCGTCCTGGTGGGCAGCATCGAACGTGGAAACGCGGCCGAAACTGCCGCCCGTTGTTTCTAGCATGTGCGCGCTCACGAAACCGTGGCCGGCCTGCAATCGCGCTGCGGCTTTTCAGTCTCCGCCCGAAGCTCCGGCGTGATCGCCGCAGCGAATAGTCCGCTCGCAAGGCCGTAACGGCCCTCGCGGTCAAGGTCCGGCGCTACTCGCTAGCGGATCGCTCGGTTCCATGCCGCGACGGCTGCGGCATCGTCTTCACCCCTCGGGCCGATCGCCTCACAGGTTAGATTGAGGCAGTTCACAGTGAGGTAGCAGCCGGGCGCGCCGTAACGCTCGCTCACCTCTAACTTGGTGCTCCCGCAGAATGGGCACGGGCGCTTCTCCTTGATCATTCGGTCCATGGCCGCTGCCCTTCCGCCGATTATGCGAATTTATGCATGATCCGTGCATACTCGCAGTCGCGGTCCTCCTCAGTATCGAACGCCCATTCGACCTTCGTGCCGTGAAACAGAATTGATGGTTTACCCTCGTTGTCAGGGTACCAGCGCATCCGCGATTTACTGATCGCTTCAACGAGCCCCATGTTGACCGGCATGTTCTCCCGAACGGTCCCGCCCAAGTATGTGATGCTTGGTATAAGCGGTACGTGAAATCGGATCTGTTGCGTCGTCATCTTGGTCCTTGCCCTCTCCGCCAATCTCAGCGCGAGGCATCGCCCCTCGGCGGCGCCCGCCCGCTGCCTACTATCTTGGCTATCTTCGCAAGGAATGCGCGTCTCGGAACATCGCGTCCCACTCCGCCCGGAAGTCAGTGTCGGGGGACAGGCGCCGCGCTTCGATCTCGTCGACGATCTGCTGAAGGCGCGACATCGCCGCGGCGTGGCTCTCGGCTTTGAACTGGTACCCGTGGTTCGGCGGACTGAGCGCCTGGACTTGCCCGCCCTCGACCAGGGACTGGGCGCTCGTGGCCGGGTGGGCCGGATCAAGGGCGACGAGGAGCAACTCGTGCGTGGCGCCGTCGAGGTGGATGACTGCCGGCTGATCGGTCGGCGTCGTCAGGTCGTAAAGCGCGAGCGCGTACTGGCTCCAGACGGGATGCGCCCAGGGCGCGGTGATGAGCCAGGTGGCGCCGAAGGGCTTACCTTCGGTCGTCGTGAGGTGAGGTTTGTTCTGCACGGTATTTCCTCCGGTTGCGCTGGTAGATCTTCGCCCGCGACAGTCGCATCTGCCGCGGCATGTCCCGGGTCCACCGCACCATCCAAACGTGCTTGGGCGGCATGATCGGTAGACCGGGGACGCCCGGCCGGTGGAGGCCGAGGCGGATGAGGTGAGGCGGGCAGTCGCTCACTGGAGCCGCACGACGTTGTCGTCCGCATCCACCGTGTAGCGGGGCGGCCCCGCGCCCTCGGGGATGACCTTCGCCACGCTGAAGCCCTCGCGCGTCGCGATCTCCTGCAGCACGCCCGTGTGGTTGAGCCCGCGGTTCTGCGCGACGACGGCGAGCACGGCCTGGTCGAGGTCTTGGCGCGTCAGCCCCGTCGGCTTCCCGCCGGCGGTGAGATCCCGACGGAAGGCGTTGCCCTTGGCCTGCTCAACGATGCCGATCAGCATGGCGCCGTTGACGATGTCCGACAGGCGGATGAAGCGCGGGCCCTGATCGGTGGCGAGTTGGACGATGATCTGCTCGGAGGCAAAAACGGCCTGGGCCACGTGGTGCGCGAGCTCGCCGAGAGCATGCTCCTGCAGCGTCGGCATGTACGGCTCGCCGCTCCCGCTCATCTCGCCCAGGGTCGGCTCGCCGAAAGCCGTCAGCGTCTCGGGCGCGAGCGGCACCTTGAGGAGCGCGCGCTGCAGGATCATCCCGGCAGCGCCCCGGGTCGGCCGCTCGACCCGGATCTTCCGATCGCAGCGGCCGTCGCGCAGGATCGCAGCGTCGATGGCGTCCGGGCGGTTGGTCGCCAGGATCACGAGCGCGCCCGAGTCCTCGATCCCATCCATCTCGGTCAGGAAGGTCGCGACATTCGACGCCTGAAACCACGTGGCGCCGCCGTCACGGCTCGGCAGGATCGCGTCGGCCTCGTCGATGAACACGACCAGCGGGTGAGCGTGCAGCGCCTTGTAGGCCCGGGCATAGGCGAAGATGTCCCGGATCGTGCGCTCGGTTTCGCCGACCCAGCCGCTCTGCAGCTCGGGCGCCTTGATCGACATGAACGACGCGGATTTCGCGCCGTGCAGCGCTGCCAGCGTCGAGGCGGCCGCCTTGCCGAACATCGTCTTGCCGCAGCCGGGCGGCCCGTACAGCAGCACGCCCTTCGTCGGCTTTTTGCCGTAGTGGCGGTAGAGCTCGGCGTGGCGGACCGGATGCTCGATCGCCTCCACCAGGTGGGTGCGCGCCGTGTCGTTGCCGATGACATCATTCCAGGCGACGCCTGGCGCGGCCTTCAGCAGGTACTTGGCAATCGGTTCGCGCAGGCGGCGTTCCTCCGCCTCAAGGCGTTCACGCTCCGGATCGGAGTGGCGCCGTGAGCCGTCGAGGTTGGGGGTGACGAAGCGGACCTTCGAACGGCCGATGTCCTCGCCGTTGAGCGTTACGGTGAAGTCACCGAAGATCGCCTTCTCCGTCATCTCCCGGATCACCTTTTCCATATCGCGCATCACCTCCGTGGCAGTCTTGTCCCGCCAGCTGCTGTCGGGCGGCGCGACGGCGTTCGTGACCGTCGCGCTGTCGAACTTGATGTCGAAGATCTCGCGCTCGCGCTTTCCGAGGCTGCGACCGATGTTCTCGAAGGGGCTGCGGGAGCCCGGCGGCCTGCGATCCCTGCTCACCGCGCTACTCCGCTGCCTGCCGTGCGGCCTGGGCGCCGGGCACGCCCAGCCCGATCGCCTTCGCCAGCGCAGAGCGCTGCGCGGCGTAGCCTGCTGCGACCATGGGATAGTCGCCAGGCAGGCCGAAGCGGGTGCGGTAGCTGTCCGGCGTCAGGCCGTGGGACGTCAGGTGCCGCTTCAGCGTCTTGTACGGCTTGCCGTCGATGAAGCTGATCAGCGCGTCGGGCTTCATCGACTTGCGGATCTCGGTGGCCGTCAGGCGGAAGCCCTCGGGCTTGGCCGCCGCCGCCGCCGGCGCCGGCTCCTGGAGCGCGACCAGGCCGTCGCGAACCGTGCGCATCAGGCCGGGCAGATCGGTCGCGGACACGGCCTGCCGGCCGACGTAGGCCGCCACGATGCCGGCGGTGAGGGCGATGACGTCGTATTGGGTGTTGGACATGGATGATCCTGTGCTGGTGATGCTGGTGGGTTCGCGCGCCGGCCGGGGCCGTCGGCTCAGTGGACCTCCTCTTCGTGGTCGGCGGGGATCGGCACGCGCAGGCCGATCTGGCGGGCGAGCTCGTCGCTGATCGGCAGGCGACCCCACATGGCCTGGCCGCGGCACTGCGCTTCGGCCTCGGCCCGGGCTCGCTCGCGGAAGCGGTCGTTGGCGCGCGCCATGGAGGCGCGCTCGGCGGAGATCTCGTCCTCCGTCTGCTCGGTGATCACGGACTCGCCGCGCATCTCCGCCTTCACCGTCTCCCAGTGAGCGACCGCGTTGGCGCGATCGTCGTCGGTGGCGCCGGTGTCGTAGAGCTCGGCGCCAAGGATCGCCTCGATCCGCGCCAGCTCCGTCTCGATTGGCAGGGTCTCGTACCGGCACTCGGCGACGACGTCGGTGTCGGACGGGCAACCCTTGCCGTCCCAGAGGCAGCGCCAGCCGGGCTGGCGGAACCGGAGCCGAGCGCGCTCGATCGCCCATGTCGGCTCGCCGGCGAGCGCTTGCGCGTAGAACCCGACCTTGGTGGTGAGCTCCTGTGCGTCGGCACCGAAGTTCGCCTTGCTGGCGATCAGGAGCATGATCTCGCGGTTCGCCTCCGGGCCCGGCGTCGGCACGAGCGCGCGCCGCAGCTCGTCCCGCCGTTGCTCCAGCCAGTCCTGCTGCGCCCGGTTAGGCGCCGAAGCGACGGGCAGGCGCTTGCGCCGGAAGGAGCCCGGCGTGTCCTCCAACCGGTTCGTGAACTGCGCGATGAAGCGATCCGACTCCCGCGTCGGGAGCAGCGGGAGCACGGCCCGACTGTAGGCCGAGGACATCGAGGAGGTCGGCAGGGTCATGGGGCAATCCAATCATCTCGGCGACGAGGGCGAGTCCGCCGTTCGTGGAGCGGCGGGGCGAAGCGGATGCGGGGGCGGATCGGCGGGTCTCGCGGGCGGCACGCTCGGCGGCCTCGCGGAGGGCGGTGTCGAGGAAGCTGTCGAAGGCCAGCGCCCAGTCGGACTTCCGGGCGATCGGGCGATGGGCGTTGGCGTGTGACCAGCGGTGCATGCTGGCGGCGATCTGCCGGACGAAGGCGGCGTCGAAGCCGATGGCTTCGGCAGCCGCGTAGTGGCGCCCCTCCGGCGCGAATCCATCGGGACACAAAACCGCTCGGGGAGAGGGAGCCCCCTTGGGGGCCGTGGCCGCGTCAGCGGACGCGGGGGGGCGTCCGGTGCCAGGTGAATCTCTCTCGGGGGATTCCCCCTTGATGGATTCCCTGGTGGATTCTCTGGGGGATTCCTTTGGGGGTGACAGCAGTGTCACCCGTCGGGTGTCAGCGGTGTCACCCGTTGGGGTGACAGACGCGGCTTCGTCCGCGCCTCGAACGGGTGACTGTGTGTCACCCGTATCCGCGCCGGCGTCGTGGCTGGCGCCGACCCTGCGATCCGTCGACCGGTCGCTCGTCTTGGGCCGGCGCTCGCCGGGGCCGGGACCCGCCCGGGGCACGCCGCGCAGGTGCAGGACGTAGACGTTGCCTTTGCGGTCGCCCGACGTGTTCGGCTCGACGTGGAGAACGTCGAGTTCCTCGAGCAGCTTGAGCTTGCGCTGCACGGTGCGTTCGGACTGCGAGCACTGGATCGCGAGGGTCGGGATCTTCGGCCAACAGCGGCCGCTCACCGGGTCGGCATAGTCGGCGAGCACCATGGCGACGAGCTTGGCGACGCCATCGGGGATGTGCGTCCGCATGATGTGGCTGATGGCTTCGACGCTCATGGTCGTGGTCCGGGCAAGGCTTCATCGTCCGACCGCGAAGCCAGTCCGGCTCCGGGCACGCAGAAACCCGTCGGCTGAATCGCTGGTCGCGAATGCCGGTCGGGTCGGTGTGGCGGGTGGGAAGCTCGCGGCGCGGGCCGTCTGCACGACCCCGCCAAGAAGAGGCGTCTGGGATCGTGGGAACGGGCCTGCGGGTCGGGCGGGATGGCGCGGCCGGACCGGGCGGCATCAGTCCTCAAGCCGGCGCTGTAGTCCCGATGCAGGGCGCGCGAGGATCTGGGAGGCCGGGCACGGGGGACCGCGAGGGAGAGGCCAGAGCTGCGGGTTCATGGCTGGGCGGCTCCGCGCTTCAGGTGGCGGGCAGGACAGTCGGGGCCGGCACGACCTGGTCGGGGCCGGACGTCACGGTCGGTGCAGCGACGGGCTCGGGGGCGATGCCGGCAGTGGACGCAGGCACGTCGGCCGCGCCGGCGCCGATGCGCGGCGCGCCGCCCGGGCCCCGGTCGGGGCCGATCAGGTCGAGCCGCCGGAGCGTGTCGAGCTGGCGAACCCCGGCGAGCGCCAGGCAGTCGAGGATGCCGAGGTTGTTGATCCGGACCGCGCGCGAAGTCGGCGAGGGATCCGCCTCGAGGGCATCGTTCTTGATGCGCAGGTCCTCGGCGATCTCGACCAGCAGCTCCTCGAGCTTCCGGCCGGCCGGGTTGCCGGCCGACATCAACACCTTGGTGGTGGGCGTGCTCATCACTGACCTCGGGAGGGTTGCCGCGCGTGCGCGGTGGGGCGGCCCGGGTGGGCCGGGAGCGGATTCAGAGTCCGAGTCTGGTGGGAGTCGGGGCCGCTACGCGGCCTGCTCCCGGTCGCCACGCTAGGCGTCCGGTCCGGACGATGCCGCCGGCATCGGCGGTGGTTCGCTCGCGGCGGCCAAGCGCGCGTATTCTCGCGTCAGCAGCTCGGCGTAGAGCCGGCGGCGCATCGGAGCTCCGAACGAGCGGAAGGCCGCGATCTCGGGCGGATAGACCAGCGCCACCGCGGCGATCGCGCGGGCCTCGGCCGTGAGCTGCGCCTCGATCCGCGCGGGCTCGGATCCGATGCCGGCGACGAGCTCCAGGAGATCGGGCGGCGTCGACGCGTCCAGCGGGTGCGCGCGCTCGAGCGCGGCGCCAATCCCGGGCAGGCCTGCGCCTCGCGTGCCATCGGCGAGCCGGCCCAGCGCCGCCGGCGCTAGCGCGTCGAAGCGACCGGCCGCCGCCATCATGCGGACGCGGCCCAGCACCGAGGCCGGCTGGACGCTGGCGGCGGCCGCGATCGGCGCGGCGGCGAACAGGCCCAGAAGCCCGCGGCGGTTCGGATTCGCGCTCATCGTCCGACCGCCCAGATGAAGGCGAGCAGCAGGCCGGCCACCGCAAAGCGGGACGCATGGAGCGCCGCCAGCTGCGGGACGAAGCCTCCGCGTCGCGCGCGCCGATGCAGCGCTTCGGATTCGAGGGCGGCGATCGCCATGAGGAGCGTGGCGGCCGTCATTCGGCGGCCTCCAGCCGAGGCGGCTCGGCCTGCCGGTAGAGGTTGATGAAGTCCTCGCGCGGCTTGCGCTGAAACGCTTCCCCGAACGGTCCGTAGGAGCACTGCCTCACGAGATCGTAGAAGGCGTCCGGCTTTTCACTGTTGGCGCCCAGCGGCCAACGGTGATGGGTCGCCGTTGAATACGTCGCGGAGCGCCGAGGCATGCGAAGCTTGGATCCACGACGAGCAAAGACGAAATGCTCAGTGGTATTCCGCATCTCGTGTCCGAGGCTGAACTTCGGATCGTTGCGGCTGAGGTCGCTGACCTCTTTGACCCAAGTGTGGACTGTTTTGACCTCGAAGCCCCACTCCTGAACAATCGATGGGATGTCGCCCCAGACGCCGTTGATGAACCACAGGTAGAGGTGGGAATCCTCCCAGGTCCACCGCTGCAACGGCAGTGCGCGGATCTCGTCGAGCGACATCTTCGCGTAGGCGTGTCCGGCCGCCGCAGACACGTTCACTTCCTTCCAGGGCGGGTCGAGCACCGCAGTCTGGACGGATCCATCGTACGGGATCAGCTCCAGGCAGCGTTGCTCGTCGCCCACCGCCCGCATGCGATTCCAGGCGGCTGTCGGGTTGTCGGCCTTGCACATGACCGGGACGAGGAAGCCGAAACGGTCCGGATCGACCGCGGCGGCCTCGCAGACCTCGAAGGTGCGCAGCAGAAAGTCGGCGCTCTCGTCCCAGAGCTTGCCGAGGTCGGCGAGCGCGCGCCGCTGAGCGGCGTCGAAGGTGCCGCCGATGACAGGCGCGTGGCCGAGCCGGGCCTCAAGGAGCGCGCGCGCCGCCAGGTTGATGTCGACGAGGCTCCAACGGCCCTTCCAAGCATCCGTGAGCAGCTGCCGGCCCTGACGCTTCAGCGCCGGCAGCGTGATCGTAGCCTCTGAATCGCGCGCCGACGAGATGCAGGACCATGCGACGTTCGGAGCGCCGCCGGCATCGAGGAAGTTCAGCGCCGCGCCGAGCCGGATGGGATCTGCAACGGCTGCGTCGCTGACCTTCAGCAGCCAGTCGAGCCACTGATGGCTCTTACCCCATCGCGCTGCCGTTGCACCCGTTGCCCTCGACCCTTGTCTAATTTTGACAAGGGTTCCGCCCAATTCTCTCGCCCTCGCATCGTCGCGCTCGACGGCCAGAATCGGACGGGCAGCGGTCGCCACCTCGCTCAACAGCCACGGCCTCGGACCACGCATCACGCGCCCTTGCGAACTCAGACTTGGACTGGGGAGGGCGCGCGGTATGGCGCACCAGGTTGTCACGACGCGGAAGAGCCCTGCGCGGCGGCGCGTGTGATCGCCTGCCGCACGAGCTCGCAGCCCTGCGCGATCAGCCGCTCACCTTCGTCGAGATCGACAGAGGCGGCGAGCCCGCTCAGCTCACCCATGAGGCCGATGTATTCGACCAGCGCGGCCTCGCGGCTGCCGAACATGCTCAACAGCGAGGGCGTCAGCTCGGTGAGCCTATTCCGATCGAGGGCAGCCATCAGACGAATCCCCGCTTCGTTGAAGGATGCAGTGACCGCTCCTCGAGCCGCCCCTCCCGCCGCGCCGTCCAGCGCAGGACGACGAGCAACCCGAGCTGTATCGGCAGGGTGAGCAGCGCCGCGAAGCTCGGGTGCACCATGATCGCCGTCGCGATGGCGGCGGCGATCAGGACCCAGAGGGAGGGAGAGCGGGCAGCCACGGCGTCAGTCCTGCGGCTGCGCGATCGCCTGGATCTGCGGCTTGGCGGCCGTGAAGGCGCGCAGCAGACCGTCGTAGGCGCGCTCGTTGGCGTTCACCCACGGGATCGCCGTGACGAACAGCGCGTCGACCGCGATCGTGTCGAGGGCCTTGGTGCCGAACACGAGGCCGCCCGGCTGGACCCGCGGGTACGTGCCAGCCGGTATCGAGCCGTAGCTGTAGACCGGCTGGCCCCGGGCATCCTTCGCCGCTCCCACCATCTCCTGATCGTCGGAGCGGACCAGCACGACGCGGTCGCCCTGCGCCTGCGCATCGTTCTTGATGAAGGACGCGTTGAGCGCCCCGACCCAGAGCGCGCACTGCACCTGACTGCCGTCGGCCACGGCGGACAGGGCGCGCACGCCCGAGCGGGTGTCGACGTTCACCGGCCCGAAGCGCTTCTTGTCGGCGAGCGCGAAGGCGTCCCAGGTGGTGCGGCCGCCTGAGCCGTCCGGGCCCACCGCGACGGTGTTGGCCTTGCCCAGGTCCGTGATGCGGGAGATCCCCGCGCCGCGGTTGCAGATGAGGTGCACCTGCTCCTGGTAGAGCACGCCGGCGCGCTCGATCGTCGAGAGCGCGGCCGCGTTCTTCGACGAGTAGACCAGGAGCGCGTCCGACTGGACGAAGGCGCCGTCGCACTGCCCGGCCGAGAGCTTGTCCAGGTTGTCGAGCGAACCCTGCGTCGGCACGACCTCGATCTTCAGGCCTCCGGCCTTGCTCTTCAGCATGTGGCCGGCCCGGAAGTAGTTGCCGGATTCGGAGCCGGTGCACAGACGGAAGGTCGGGGGCTCGGCCGCGAGCGCGGCCGAACTGCTGGCGAGGACAAGGGCGAGGGCTGCGAGCGGGGCGCGCATGGACGGGTCTCAGGCTCCAGGAGGGGGATGAAGGTCGGTGTGGCCACCGCGTGACGACAGGCGGCGCTCCCATTCACGGGCGCGCTCCTGGAGCCAGCCGGCGGTGACTAGGATCGGGGCGGCCACCCACGCGCAGGCGAGCCCGAGCGAGGTGAATGGGAAGGCCAGACCCTGGAGGCAGACCGCCAGGGCGCGGAGCAGGGTTGGGATCAGGGTCATCGTGGGCCCCAGATCTCTGCCATCTGGCCGGCGAGCCGGCGTTGCAGCTCCGCGTTCTGTCGCTCCAGCCGAGCCTGCTGGCAGATGCGCGCGGCCTCTCGCACTTCGGCCGTCGAGGCGTCGGGGTCGACGTAGTAGAACAGCTCCATCCCGTAGACGGCGAGCAGCTGGTGGTAGGCTTTGCCGGACGGAGACGAGGCGCCTTCCAACCACTTCGACACCGTCTTGGCCGGGATGCGCGTGTCGGCTTCGACGCACGCCGCCGTCTTCTGCGGATGGATCAACCGCAGGAACGCTGCGATCCGCTCGGCGAAAATCTGAGGTGCTATTACCCCAGTCCTTCGCACGGCCACCTCTGACCTTCGCATGGACTTCCTCGATGCTGTGGGCATCGAGGTGAGCTGGGTCAGCGGCCCGGTTGGGAAGAGCGAGGCGGTCATTGATCAGCCCTCGCGAGGAGGTCGCCGCAACGATGGTCGAGAACACGCGCCAGGGCTGGCAGGCTGGAAGGCGCGTGGAGGTGAGCAGGGGCGGTTCGCATCACGCGGCCGCCCTTCTGCTGTCGGGTGCCCGTTCGGGCGAATCACTGCCCGGCATGACGCCGGGACCGGTGGCCGAGGTCAGGCCGTCGCCATCACCCGTCGCCCCCGGCACGACCTTCTCAACGGACTGGCTCGATGGGGCCGTCGCCGCCATCCCACCGTCGCCCTGGTCGCCTCGGGCCGCTCTGTCCGCGCCATCGCGCGTAGCTCTGTCGTCTCCCAAAAGGCGCCGGAGCCCGCAGGCCCCGGCGGAGTCTAGGGAGGAAACGCCCACGAAGGGGCATGCCCGGCCGGCGCTTGCCCAAGCACCGGTCGAACCTCGGGCGGCCGGGAGCGGCCGGATCTTTGTGGCTACCGGCTCGACAGGAGCCAGAGGCCGATCGCGGCCGCGGCGAGGATCGCCAGCCAAGGCCGGGAGGACTCGTAGAGCCGCGTCAGGGGCGGTCGCCCCTCTGCCCTGGCCCTGTCCGCTCGCCGAAACGCCGGCAGCGCGCCCAGCAGCAGGAGCACGGCCAACAGGAGCGCGGCGATACGCAGGAACACGGGAGGCGGCGCCTTGGGCTTGAGCGCGAGGGACGGACACAGATGCGCGGGCGGGGACCAGCTGTCGAGAGCGCATCAGGCGTCTCCGACCGGGTCACAGGGCAGCACGAGCTTGCAGGCGTCGCAGCGCGCGAAGAAGGCGTCCTGCTCGCGAAGGACATCCTCCCACGAGCCGTGCGCGCGGATCGCCCCGGCCCGCACGACCGCGACACCGTCCGCCGTGACGTCGGCGCCGAAGATCTCCGGCGCAGGCGCGGAGATCGCGGCGATCGCGACCGGAGCGGCGACTGGGCCGAGCCCGAAGAAGGCGAGGATGCTGCGGCGGGAGGGCATGTCAGCCCTCGTCCGATTTGGCTTGGCCCATGGCCCAGGCCAGCTTCTCGATCAGCCAGGGGACCCGGCTCGGGTCGATGCCGATCGCGAGCTCGGAGTGAAAGCCCAGGGCCGTGACGGCGAGCGTCGTGACGCCGCGCTTCTCGTCAAACCCGACGGTCAGCTTATCAGCGCGGAGGTAACCCTCGCGCGGCGGGACGAGGGCCCTTGCCTGCAGCTCCCGCTCCTTCAGCTCGGCCTCGGCATTGGTCAGCCGGGCTCGGGCCCGGGTCAGCTCTTCGTCCGGGTCCACGGCGGGCACAGTGGGTGCGGACGGCGCGAGCGCTTGCGTCCGGGGCGGCAGGAGCAACGCCAAATCACCCGGCTCGACGAGGAAGCGGTGCGGCTTGCCCGCGTAGTCGATGATCTCAAGCCCGACGAAGCTCGTGAGATCAGACCGCACGCTCACCCCCATACCCCGGACCGGCCTCGCCGAGATCTTCGCCGATTGATCGGCGGGATCGCGCTCGGGGATGTCTTCGTCGCGGCAATCGCTGCCGTCCGATCTATCCTCCGTCGACGAGGCCAGACCGTCGATCTGGTCTTCCAGCGCGGCCACGCGATCGGCGAGGGTTCTGATAGGGCGCGAGCGCATCTACGCGGTCTCCGGATCGAGGGCGGCGGGGATCGGCTCCGCGCCGTAGGGCAGCAGCGACGTCTGGACGGTGGTGCCGTTCGGCCGGATGCCGACGACGTCCTGGCGGGTCGGCAGTTCGATGCCCACGGCCTCGGCGAGGTCGAGCGTCACCCGCTCGGTGGACGGGATCTGCTCGCCCTTCAGCTTGGTGCGCTTGTGCCAGAGGCCGAGGATGAAGCCGTAGAGCCGGACGAGCTGCTCGGCGTCGAAGGGCGAGCGGCCGATCGCTCCGGCGTCGACGTTGATGTCGACGCCCTCGTCCCGAACCTTGGCGACGTGGTCGTTCAGGTCCTGGAGCTGATGCAGGACGCCGGAGGCCACGACGGTGATCACCGCGCCCATGACCAGGATCACCGCCGCGAGGCCGGCGGCGGCGTAGAGGACGGCGTCGGCCAGCTCGCCGATCGCGGCGGTGAGGACGGGATCGGTCGCCATCTACGCCTTCTCCCGCTCGGCACGGCAGACATGGTGCGCCACGCCGACCGCCTCGAAGGCGCGGCCGAGGTAGCCGATCGGCGCGCCGCAGCGCTGGCAGCAGCTGGCGGGGACACGGCCATTTGGCAGCCGTGCCCGCTCGACGTAGGTGGCCATCAGCGCGTTGACGCGCCGACGCTGGATCCTGACGCTGCTCTCGACGTCGAAGAGACGCCGCTCGATCGCGCCGCCCTTGAAGAACTGATCAAGGGGCTCGGCACGTGGGTGGTCGGTCCGGCCCTGGTTCTGCGGGCCACGATAGACGATCGAGGACTCCCCCTCGCACGGGCTGAACTGGGCAACGAAGCCGCCCTGTCGACGCGCGACGAGAGAGATCGTCGCGAGCTCTTGCAGGTCGCTGACGGTGACGAAGAAGCGATGCGCGCGTTGCTCGCCGTCCACCAGTTCGAGCACGGCGCGGCTCGGCTCCGGCCCGACCTTGAGGTCGATCGAGCGGATCAGCCGCGTCGCGCCGTGCGGGATGCCTTCCCCGGACTTTGGGGCCGTTTCGTTGGCGCGCCGCACGTATCCGGCATGGCGGTCCATCAGCAGTGCGTCGAAGAACGCCTGCGACACAGCCCGATCGGCGAACGTCACCGTGATGGCGGCGCCGTTGGTCGAGAGCCCCGGCAGGTGCTGGGAGACGAGCTCGGAGGCCGAGAGCTTGCGCATCATGCCGCGCTCCCGGTCGACGAGATCGGCCAAGCGCGGGTGAGGCCATGAGCGCGAAGCTCGACAGCCTCACCCGGCCGGCTACCATGGAGGTGTCTAGTCACCATGGAGCTGAGAATGAGCGACGACTTTGCCCCGATCGGATCGCCAGCGCGATTGACTGCCGAGGACATGGTCAGACGGGCGATCCTCGACGTGCTGGACGACATCCTTCCCGGCGCCCGCACCAAAGTCTTCGAGCGCGCGCACGCACGCCTGTCCGATGCCGAGAAGGCCATCTCCATCGGCGGCGACTTCTTTCGGGAAGCGCATGCCGCCATCGATGCGATCGTCCAGGCGCCCAAGGCCTAGCCCTCCACCTGACGGAGGACGGCGTTGGCGATCTCCACTCCGGCGACGCGCTCGTCCGGCCCGACGATCTGAGCGCACCCCTCGGCTCGGGCGGCTGGTGTGGGCGCTTCGCTCGTCTCATTGACCGCGTCAGCCTCGTCGGCCGCCGCGATCAGCAACTCGCCGATCCGGCGTGCCTCGCCCGGCGACATGCCGATGGTCGTCGCCTCCTGGAAGGGAGCGCGGCGGTCGAACCGATGAAAGGATTGCGTCAGCGCTACGTCGAGCCGGGACGGTCGGATATGGACCACCAGCGCCCGCCGATAGTGGTGAACCATCTCGGCGCGGACTACGCGGCCGACGCCGCGTCGGGCCGGACGCAAGAGCGTGTCGTCTGCCGGCTCCTCGATGGCCGCTTGCGCGATCGTCGTCTCGGTTTTGGACCACGATTGCTCGCCGGACGGGAGCTTCATCTTCTCGTTGGACATCAGGCGGCAGCTCCCTCGGTGGGAACGGCCAAGCGCTTGGCCCTTCGGGCATCGGACTGGGCCGCCCAATCGGACAGACCGACACGGCCTCCGGTCGCCCTCTCGATACGGACGATCGTCGAGGCGTCGGGCTCGCGCTCGCCGTACTTCCACTTTTTCACGGCGTACGGACCGCACTCGCCGAGGCGTTCGGCGAACGCCTCGTCGTCGAGTCCTTCCTCTCGCATGTAGTCGAGCAACCGCATGGGCCAGACGATTCCCCAATTCGGGGATCTACGTCAAGAGGACTCTGTCCCAACATGGGGAGCGACGCGCGAACGCGGTTCGGCGATTGTCCCCGCTATGGGGAAAATAGGCCGCCCACGGAACAATCTGAAACGTCTGCGCGAGGCGTCCGGCATGACGCAGGAGCAGGCTGCGGCGGCCTTCGGCATGTCAAAGGGCGGCTACATCAAGATTGAGGACGGCGATCGAGGGCTCAAAGCCGAGCGGATCGCCAAAGCTGCCGAAATTTTCAAAGTGCAGCCCTCGGAGATCAGCGACGTCCTGGCTGACATCACCTCTGCAACCACGCCGAAATTTGAGGATGTGCTGCTGGAGCGCGCGCGAGCCGCTACCGCAGAGAGGGACGAAGACCTTCTTTCGGTGGTTGGCGAGGTTGCGGCTGGGCGCTGGATCGAGATCGACGATTTTGTGGACGAGCCTGCGTTCGATCCTGTTCCCGTTCGCTCAGATCCCCGCTGGCCGTCGGAGCACCAGTACGGCCTGGTCGTGCGGGGTGAGTCGATCAACCGCTTCGCGGCCGATGGCGACGTGCTCGTCTGCATCTCCGCTATCCCGACCCGCTATCGGCCGAAGGACGGCGATCTCGTCATCGTCGAACTGCGCCGGAACGCCGGCCTGCTGCGACAGCGCACGGCCAAGCGCTACCTGCGAACGGACACACACGTCGAACTCTGGCCCGACTCGGATCATGAGCGCTGGCAGAAGCCGATCATCATCCCGAAAGGGCTGACACCACTGGAGTTCTTCCTGGAGGAAGAGGGCGGCGGGATCGAAGCGGAGATTGTTGCCTTCGTTGCCAGCGCGGTTCGGCAGGTCCAACGGTGGAGGCGCCCGTGACGCGATACGCCGCAGCGGCGATCATCGCCTTGATGGCGTTCGGCTGGACGGCACGTGCCTCTGCCAAGGACGGACACGGACTCAACCTCGACAGCCCCGGCCTGATCGATGCGGTTGCGAGCGTCCTCTACCCGTACCAAGGGCAGGAAACGTTCACGCGGGTCGACGACAGTACCGTGCTCGTCGAGATGCCCGGCAACTTCATCCTTCAGCTTCAGCGGATGCCGGGCCGGGACTGCTCTTTCCAGTCCAGAAAGCTCAACGACAGCAATCCTGTTGTCCAGCAGTACAATTTTTCGCAGCTGACAGGCGAGTATCGGACCTCGACGCCCCGATACAACCTGACGCCAAGCCTCCTTTTAGAAGGAGAAGCGGCGTGGTGCATGAAAGACAACGCCGGCCTGCGGTGTTGGAACGCGATTGAAACACCCGTCAGCGGCATCAACGAGACGCGAAAGGTGCTTCGCGCAACGGCCTTCATCCAGCAGAATTTCTGCCAGCCGGCCAAGCCGAAGCGCCCCTTCTGATCGGGTGTTGCGGAGCTAGAACGGAAGCTGGTCTGCCAGTCCAGGCGGGACCTTTCCGAAGATCGCCAGCGTGATCGGGTCGGAGCCGTCGTCGAAGTCCGGATCTACAACCGTTCGTGTGAAGGCTGCCGCGCCGACAGCACGCCCAGTTCTTACCTTCTCCTCGGCAATTTTACAGGCGTCTGAGACACCGTTGCATTCGATGTAGCGTCCCTGGGCAAGCCTGCCCTTCAGCAGGACGAACAACTGCACTCCGTAGGCGACGATTGGCTTCAGGGGCATAGACGCTCCTCAACTCTGCGTTGGGCCCATCCGACCGCCGTTATGGGAACAAAGCAAGAACGAAATTCCATGTTCTCCCCAGGCTGTGGATAGCTGTTGAAAAGCCATCGCGCCGAAATTCCCCATAACGGGGTTGACGATGTTCCCCGTTTTGGGGAGGATGTGTCATCGCCCTTCGCGATGGAGTCGCCCATGGCCGCCCGCCGCCGTACCAACTTCCCGACAGACGTCCGCAAGGCCGCTCTCGCGCGTGCTGCCGGCCGGTGCGAGGGCGTGCTTCCGACCGGTCTCCGCTGCGAGGCGGTGCTCCAGGCCAGCCAGTACGTTTTCGACCACGTCGTCACGGACTTTCACGGCGGCCGGGCCACGCTCGATAACTGCCAGGTCCTCTGCAAGGACTGTGATCGCGCCAAGACGGCGGCCGATCAGACCGCGATCGCCGACACCCGCCGCGCCTACGACGCGCACCATCGCCTGCGCGCGCCCCGCAAGCCGATGGCCGGCGGCCGCTTCGACCGGGTGAGCAGGGGCCTCGACGGCCTCACCCGTGACCGGGACACCGGCGCCGTCCGCTCCCGCCTCAGCTCGATCGACGTGAGGGACCTGTGATGGCGGCCGAGCACTCCCGCACGCCCTGGCACCAGGACAGCGCGCGTCCCGAGATGGTGTTCGACGCCGACGGCCGCCTCGTGGTCGACTGCGATCATCATGGGCTGTTCTCGCGAGAGCGGGCCCAAGCTCACGGAGCGCTGGTCGCGGCGGCGCCCGAGATGCTCGTCCGGCTCAAGGGCATGCTCGGTCTCGCCGAGTTCCTCATCAACGCTGTCGACGTGGACACGGACCGGACCAAGGTCGTGCTCCGCATGAACGGCGAGGCGGTCGCCGAAGTGCCGATCGCTGTCGTCTTGGTGCACAGCAAAGCCGCCGTCGCCAAGGCGGAGGGCCGCTGACATGGCCGCCCGCGCCCGCCAGCAGCCCGCGCCCGAACCGGCTCCTGCCGCGCCGCCGCTGCCCGCCTTCGGCACCTTCGCCTGCCTGGAGCTGAAGGACGGACAGTGCCGCTTCCCGTGCTCGAGCCACGGCGGCGCGCACCGCTTCTGCGGGCGCCCCATCGCGCCCCGCGTCAGCGGCAAGCCCAGCAGCTGGTGCGCGGCGCATCTGGCCGTCGTCTTCGAGGCCTGGCGCCCGGGCGGCCAGGTCCTGCGCCGCGCGGGGAGGGTCTGACATGGCTCGCCCGCGCCCGACCCTCACGCCCGGCCCGAACCCGACGCTCCGTCAGGCCCGCGTGGCCGCCTTCAACGCCGCCTATCCGGTCGGCGCGCCGATCCTGGTGTGGGTCGGCCAGTACCGGGACGGTCAGCCGGTGGCGACCGAAGTCGAGGCGCCTGCGCGCTGTGCCGGCAAGACGGGCCCGATGGTGCTGGTCCGCAATCACGGCTGGATCGCCCTGACCCACGTGTTTCACCGCGCCGATCCGGCCGAGCAGCGCGAGCTGTTCCTCGACGCCCGGCGGATCGACGTCGAGAGCGCCGAGCTGCGGGTCGCGCCGGCGATCGCCGAGGGCCTGCGCCTGGCTGCGGCCGCGCGCGGGATCCGCGCCGGCGAGCTCGCCCGCCGCATCGTTGAGACCGTCGCCCGGGACGGCCTGATCGACGCCGTCCTGGAGGACGGAGCCCGGGCTCATCGTCGCTACGGGGAGGCCGCCTGACATGCCCCACGCCAAAGAGCACCCGCTCGCCGGCCGCCGCGTCGTTCCTCACCAACAGTCGCGGACAGGAGAGACGGTCCGAGTGATCGACTGGCTCGATCGCCTGCCGGGCGGCCTGAGCCTGTTGCACCCGGATCATCCCGCCGCCCGCGCCTTCCGGCGCCGTGTCACGGCCCTCGACCTCCACGCCTCCGGCGCCGTCCTCGCCCGCACCGCCTCCGGCCTCACGCTCGTCCACCACGCAGAGTTGCCCGCCTACGACCCCGTGCCCGTGGGAGTGATCTCGTGAGCAACGCCGCGCATCTGCTCCCGGCCCGCCTACGCGAGGCCGCTGCCGCGATCGCCAACAACCGCGCCGCCCGCGGCCATGGCGCGACCGCCATCGTCAACGTCCTCGACATCCTGCCCACCAAGCTCTTCGACGAGGTGGTGGAGGATGCCCGGGCGGCGCTCGATGCGGCCGCGGCGGCCGTGCCCGACCTGACCGAGCGTCCCACTGACCGCAGCAAGCTCCGGATCAACTGCGCGGCCGCCGTCGGCCTCGACCTCGACGCGCAGGCGGTCGTGCTGATCGACGTCGCCCGCGACGGCACGGTTACCACCAGCACCTACGCGCGCCTCCCCGGCACGCCGGCCACGGCGATCGCCGACTGGGCCAACGGCCTGGAGCGTCACGCGCTCTCCGTCGTCCCGTTCCGCACCGTGTTCGGCTGGGGCCGCAACGGGGTGCCGACACCGCTCACCCCCGAGGAGCGCGCCTCTCTCGGAGCCACCGGCCGCGCCTACGCGGACCGCCACACAGAGGAGCCCGGCCAGTGATCCAGCGTACCCTTATCCCGACCACGATCCCGATGGCGCGCCGGCTCGCCCGCCTCGACCCCGTCACCCGCATCAGCCCGGCGCTGGCCGCCGCGGCGCTCAAGGCCGAGTTCCTGGCCGAAGACGTCGAGGCGCACCTCTCCGAGGCGATGGCCCTCGTCCCGACCTACGTCGAGCTGGCGGCCTCCGACCGACCCTGGATCCAGGCGCTCGGCCACGCCCGCGACGTCGTGGCGATCGCCGTGCTCGCCGCCTTCGGCGCCTACGCCTGGGCGATCCTGTCGTGAGCCGCCCGACCGCCTTCCTCGGCGTGCTGGCCCATCTCGACCCGCGCGCGCCTGGTCAGACGATGCTGGCCACCGTCGCCCTCCCGCGCGGCGAGTGCGACGCCGTCGTGAAGGCCTTCGGAGCTCCGGATCCGGAGATCGGCCCCTCCGTGGCGGTCATCCCGTGCCGGAGCCCGCATCACCCTTTCGGCGAGGCCGACGTGATGCTGTTGGCGCTCCTGCGCGAGGCCAACCGGCTGCTCGACTCCGGCAAGGCTGGGCTCGGCCCGGAGACGCTGCAGGAGATCAGCTACCTGCTGGCCCGCATGTCCGGACGGAAGCGCCGCCTCGACATCACCGCCCCGCCGGCCGCCACGGCTTCGGAGCGTCTGTGATGGCTTACGACCTGGTCAAACAGACCCACCCCGGCGCGCCCTGCGCCATCGGCCTGTGGGTCGTCGAGCTCGCCACCGGCCGCCGCGGCCGCATCCAGCAGCCCGTTCCCGGTTGCCGGGGCGTGCGCGTGAAGTTCGAGGGGCAGCTCCCGATCCAGGACTGCTCGCCTGACGGGCTCGTCTACGCCGAGCCGGCTCCGACCGCTGTCTCCTCTCAGCCATGGTGCATCCGATGACGAGCCTCACGCCGCAGCGCGACTGCCTGACGCGTACCCTGGCCGCGGCTCGGGCGGCGTCCGAGCGCATTCCCACGAACGGGGCCGTCGACGAAATCGAGCGGCGCCTCTGCCTCGACCTCATGGAAGCTGCGCTGCTGCCGTGCGCAGACCTGATGGACTTGGAAGTGTCCTTCGAAGACATCCAGTCGCGCCTGGAGAACGCGATCGCGAACGTCATCGTCAGTCACAGCCTTTCGCTGACGGCCGGCGAGCAAGAAGAGGCAAAGAAATTCGCCCGCGCCATGCTGTTCAAGTTGGCGGAACGTGTTCGACGGGGGATCGAAAACCGCAACCCCGCGATCGAAGAACAGGGCGATGTCCAGCCGCAGACCCGGGGACATGCCTGATGAGCGCCGCTGCACCCCGCTCCGCCGCGTATCTCACCCAGATCGCCGCGATGCTCCACGTGCCCGTCGAGCACTTCAGCGCCCCGCGTCGCGAGCCGACGGCTGCCGAGCAGAGCCCCAGCCTGCATGTCGCTGCGCTGCTCCTCGATCCCGAGGGCGCCCGCGTCGCCGCCGCCTTCTTCCGCATGCCGCGCAGCCAGCGCGTCGCCCTGGCGAACACCGCAGAGGCGATCGTCGATCTGTCGTCGGCGCCCGCAGCGACCGCGACGGGTGAGCCACGCTGATGGCCTGGCCTTCGCGCGAGCGCCTGCACCACCCGGTTTCCGGCGAGAGCTACGCGGCCCTGCGCGACAAGGCGCGGGCAATGCGCACGGCCGGCGCCACCGAAGCGGCGATCGTGGCCGCACTCGACGTGAGCAAGCCCACGGTCTGGAGGTGGGTGCGCGATCTGCCCTGCCACAAGGCCGTGGCCCGCGCGAACCAGTACGCTGGCGCCCAGCAGCGCCGCCTCTACCCGCAGGGCACCGCCGCCTACGCCGCGAAGCTGCGTCGCGCCGAGATCCCGCTGCCGGCGCGGATCCGGCTCGCCCAGGACGCAGCGCGATGAAGCCGGGCCTGCAGCTCGTCGCCTCAGCCGCCCGCACCGGCTCCTGGCGGATCGCCGCCGACGAGTCGGTGATCGAGCTTGTGGTCGGGGGTGCCGTCGTCTGCACGATTGCCCCTTGGACCGACAACAAGACGGGCGAGCTCGCCTGGTGGGGCGCGACGGCCGGTGATCGGCAGATCGGCCTCGATGTACGGCTGGCCGAGGTCTGCCGGATCGCGGCACTCGACGCCGGCGTATCCGCGCCCGTTCCGCCCGAGCTGCTCGCCAGCCTCAGAGAGAGCGCGGATCCTGCTGACGCGACCCCGCGCATCGTCGCCAACGCGACCGCCCCGCTCCTGGAACGCCTCGCTGACCTTCTGGCCGCGATCCTCGACGAGCCGCTGCACACGCTGTCCGGCCCCGGGCCCGACGGCGGTCGCGATCCGCTGCAGCTGCGCCTCGCGCACTTCCGCCCGGACCTGTCTGAGCGTGCGGCCGTGTTGCTGGAGGAGGCCGGACGATGACCGGCCGCTCCGCCCCGCTCGCCATCGCTATGGGCCTCCTCGTCCTGTCGATCGTCGTCGCGATCATCCTGATCCCGGTGCTGGACGAGCGCCTGCGGAGGCGCGCGGCGCGGAAAGCCGCGGCGGAAGCAGCCGCCAACGACAACGCCCGGGCCGAGGCCCGCGATACGGGGAGGCGCATCGGATGAGCCTGCGCATCGACGATCGTGTCAACGACGAGGTCCTGGCGCTTTTGGCCGAAGAGGCCGCCCACACCGGCGCCGTTGCTGCCGCTCCGCCGGCGGCTGCTAGGACAATGCCGAGCCGCCCGGCTCCCCTTCCGCCGCGCCTCAACGACGTCGTCATCGGCGAGGCGGACGCGGGCGGCGCCGTCGGCGTCGACCTGCAGAAGCTCCTCGAGGGGCGGCTCCTGGTCCAGGGCATGTCCGGGGCCGGCAAGTCGTGGACGCTGCGGCGCCTTGTCGAGCAGACCGCCGAGCGGGTGCAGCAGGTCATCATCGACGTTGAGGGTGAGTTCGCCGGCGTCCCGGCCGCGTTCGGTCACCTCAAGATCGAGGCGCATCGCTTCGACGCCGCGGCGATGACCCGGCTGGCGCGCCGCCTGCGCGAGCATCGCCTCTCCGTCGTCGTGGATCTCTCCGATCTGCCGCGCGAGGCACAGATGGCGATGGCGACCGGCCTCATCTTCGGCCTGGTCGAGGTCGCACCGGAGCACTGGCACACGACGCTCGTCGTCATCGACGAGGCGCACCTGCTCGCGCCGCACGGCGGTCATTCCGACGTGCCGCCCTCCGTGCGCAACGCTTCGATCGGCGCGATCGCCGACCTGATGAGCCGCGGCCGCAAGCGCGGGCTCGCTGGCGTCTTGGCCACACAGCAGATCCGCCGGCTGGCCAAATCGGTAGTCTCCGAGGCGCAGAACTTCCTGATCGGCCTGAGCACGCTCGACCTCGACATCCGCCGGGCAGCGGAGACGATCGGATGGGATTTCCGACGCGCCTCGGACCGGTTGCCGCTCCTCAAGCCGGGGGACTTCGTGGCCGTCGGCGCAGCCTTCTCCCGGGCGCCGTGCGTCCTGCGGGTCGGACCGGTGCGGACATACCATCGAGGTGCCTCGCCGCGCCTGACCGGCCCGGCGCGCCTCGACGCGGAGACGGCCGCGCGCCTCCTCGACGTCGACGCGCTTGAGGAGGCGAGCGCCATGGACGCGGAGACGCGTGGCACGAGCTCACCCGGGTATCGCGCCGTGCGCGCCTTCATCCGGGACCCCGGCTTCGCCGCCGCCGGCCGGGCGTGGGGCGCGCTCCTGCCACTCGCTCCGGAAGGCGCTCGCGTCGCGGAGCTCGCGGCGTTCCTCGAAATAGGGGAACCGGAGCTCGCTGGCGGCTTGGCGCTACTCGATGCGCAGGGCGCGCTGGAATTCGACGGGGACGGCGCCGATCGCGCGGTGCGCGTCGAGCGCAAGCTGGCCCGGGAGCTCGGCCGATGAACGCCCTCAAGCCCGTCAGCTTCCAGAAGGAACGCGCCCACGAGCCGCGGATCTCGGCACCGTACGTCCCAGGCAAGCGTCACGAGCGGTACTGGACCGAAGAAGAGATCGCGATCTTGCGCTCGCGCTACGGCGCCGTGGGACCTTCCGGCTGTGTGCCGTTCCTGCCGCGGCATTCCCTGGCGAAGATCTACGCGAAGGCGAACGCGCTCGGCCTCAGGGCGCCGGCGGCGCCGCTCGAGCGGAAGCCGGCCGAGTTCACCCCGGAGATGGACGCGCGGATCCGCGACGCCTTTCCAACGCTGACGCGGCGCGGCGCGGTGGCGGCGCTCGCGGTCGAGCTGGACGTGCGCCGTCACCAGCTCTCGCGGCGGATGGCGGAGCTCGGTTTGACGATGCCGCGCCTCAAGGAGCCGAACTGGACGGATGCCGAGGTCGCGCTCATGCGGCGTGTACCGCTGCATGACCCCAAGAAAGCATCGCGGATCTTCCGCGAGCACGGCTTCAGCCGATCGGCGACCTCGATCACGGTCAAGGCCAAGCGACTGAACCTGTCCCGCCGCACGCATGAGACGCTCTCGGCGCACGCCGCCGCGAGGATCCTGGGGGTCGATGAGAAGTTCGTCACGACCCGTTGCATCGATGGGCGCCTTAAGGCCGGCCGGCGCGGCACGGAGCGGCGGATCCAGCAGGGCGGTGACGTCTGGACGATCGAGCCGGCCGAGCTGCGCCGGTTCATTCTCGACCATCTCGGCCACATCGACATCCGCAAGGTCGACAAGTTCGCCTTCGTGGAGCTGCTGGTCGGCGACCGCGAAGCCTCTGCGGAGGCGGCGGTATGACGACCGACCGCCCCCAGTCCGACACCCTCGCCGCCGCGCTCCCCCGCGAGATGGTCCGCGTCACCAAGATCGCTGGCCAGTACCGCCAGGTCGAGATGGGCTTCATCGCCGCCGACTTGATGGAGGCCGCGGTCGAGCGCGGCCAGCAGGCGATCGAGTCCGGCGATCTCACCCGGATGATCCGGGCCTACCACGACCTGAAGGGGTACGAGCTGTGAGCGAGCGCGTCGTACCCCAGCCGCGCGACTTCGTCGCGACGCTTCCCCGCCTGCGCCTCACCCCTCAGCAGTTCGAGGACCTGCGGGACTACAGCGCCAGCTACCCGACGGGCACGACCCCCGGGAAGATGTGGCGGCGCCTCGACGGCGCGTTCGATCACGCCTTCATCCGAGCTGGCGGCAAGCCGTACTGGATGGTGATGCAGTACGACCCGGCGGCGCCCTCCGACGCCGAAATCGAGGCCATGAAGGCCCGCGGCGAGCCGGTGCCGACGCGGATCAGTATCCTCCGGTTCAAGCCCGTCATCGTGCTCCGCGCCGACGCGCGGCCCTCGGCAGCCGAGGTCGCAGCATGACCCGCCGCGCCCCAAAGCTCCCACCGCCGACCATGCAGGAGCGCGCCGATGCGGCGATCGCCGCTCGCGCCCTGGCCGCCGCCATCGCCGATCCCTCGACCCGCGGCGCGCGCGATGTCGTGTTTCTCACCCTCAGCAGCCCCCGCCGCGGCGAATGCCACGTCACCTGGGCGAACCTGCCTGGCTTCCTCCAGGTCAACGACCGCTTCCAGCACGCCTGCCTGCCCGGCTGGGAATACACCCGGGCCGAGGTCGAGCTGGAGATGATCCCGGACCTGCGTGCGCTGGCCGAGCACGGCGTGCGGCCGGCTGTAGCGACGAACGGCAAGCCGATCACCGGGGATCTGTTCGGAGTCCTGGCATGAGCGCGTCCGGCAAGCACCACCGGTCCACGCCGACGGAGATCATCTTCGGGCTCTGGCTCACGTTCGACCAGGCGGGCAACGTGCGCCTCAATCGCGAGTCCCCGCGGCTCTCGCCCGACGAGCGCGCCATGCGCGTCGAGGTCCGGCTGCCGAAGGCGCTGTGGAACATCCCGCAGCTCTCGGCCGAGATCACGGTCCCGGATCCCGGTCAGCCGGGCGCGATCGCTGCCCGCATCGAACAGTTCGCCGAGCAGCTGAAGACAGCCGTCGGCTGTGACGTGGTCCTGACCGTGAAGCCGACCGAGGAGCCGCGCTGATGCCGGAGATCTCCGAACTCTTGGCGCGCCCAGCTCCCGAGCGCTTCGACGGCGCTGAAGCGTGGTCGAAACTCGGCGAGGATGCGCGTGCGCAGGTCGGCATCGCCGCCCTGGAGATGGTCTGCGCCCTTCGGCTCGCCGAACGGGCCGACTCGGAAGATCTGCCCGAGCTCTACGAGCGCGTCGGCTTCACGGCCTGCAACGAGATGGAGGCGGCCCTCAGCCATGCGGTGGACGAGGTCCTGCCGGACGATGCGCTCGACGCCTCGGACGATCGACCCCGCATTCCCGCGAGCCTCGGCGGCGTCTGCCGGTGCTGCGGATGCTCGCAGAACGATGCCTGCGAGGAAGGTTGCAGCTGGGCGGCCGACGACCTGTGCACGGCCGGCGTCGACGGTGGAGGGCACGATCATGGCTGATCAACCCATCAGCCGGGACAGCCTGCGCGGCTCGCCGTCGACCATGATCTCTCACGCGACGCTCGCTCGCGGCGGCGCCATGTTCGAGTGGCGCTGCGACCGGCACCCGCGGCTGGTGAAGCACTACTACCGCGGCACCCGGACCTCGCCGGCGCAGGTGACCTGGTCGGTCGATGGCCACCGCTGCGCCGACCTCGACGAGGCGATCCGCTTCCTCAACGGCCCGGTGATCGCCGAGGATCTGTACGAGGTGGCGTCGTGAGTGGGCCGAGCCCTATCGAGTGGACGGATGCCACTTGGAACCCGATCGGCGGCTGCTCGATCCGGAGCGCCGGCTGTGCGCCGTGCTACGCCCAGCAGCTCGCCGGCACACGCCTCGCCCGGCACCCGCTCTACGCCGGCACGACGACGCCCGTGAAGGGCAAGCCTGTCTTCAACGGGCACCTGACGGCCCTGCCGTTCGATCACCCGACCTGGACATGGCCGCTGAAATGGCGCGGCGCGTCCAGCCCTCGGCTCGGCGTCGGCCGGCCGTCGCTGATCTTCGTGGGCGACATGAGCGACCTGTTCCACGAGGCGCGCCCGCTCGGCTACGCGATGCGGATCTGGATGATGGCCTACCGCATCCAGGGCCGACACATCCTGCAGCTGCTCACGAAGCGGCCGGACGTGATGCTGGACTTCGTCCGGCGCTGGCACGACGTCGAGCCTGAGGACCTCGGGCCCACCATGGCGCGCGGACCGGATGCGGTGCGGGCGGCACACACGAGCGGCCGGGCCCGGCTTTTCGCGGACTTCCTCGACACGATGGGCGCGCCGCCGGCGGGCGCCGCCTTCCCGACCTACGACTGGATGGAAGGGCCGCGCTGGTGGCCCGATCGTCCGATCAACGTGTGGCTCGGCTTCTCAGCCGAACGCCAAGCGGAGTTCGACACGCGCTGGCCCGCGATGCGGGAGCTCGCCGCGCTCGGCTACACGATCTTCCTGTCCTACGAGCCCGCGATCGGGCCGCTCGACCTGCCGCGGGACTTCCTAGCGCTCGGCCGCCGCGCGCAGGTGATCGCCGGCGGTATGTCCGGCTGCGATGCAGCTGCCGCGCATCCCGACTGGTTTCGTGTGGTCCGGGATCAGTGCCTCGGCGCCGGCGTGCCGTTCCTGTTCAAGCAATGGGGGGAGTGGGGCCCGGGCGCGGAGTTCAACGCCGAGCCGTCGGCGCGTCGCACCTACCGCGGCGAGGTCCTGACGCTGGAGCGGCCGCACGCGCCGCTGGTGAAGCTCGCCATCCCGACGCGCGACGACGATCTCCTCGGGCCAGCCCTGACGCTGGAGCGGCACGGCAAGCGCATCGCCGGTCGGCTGCTCGACGGTCGCCAGTACGACGGCTTCCCGGAGATCTCGCCGTGAAGCCCGTCCCGGTCCCGATCGGCGTCGCGGAGATCTCCGGCGGCTTCCTCGTGAGCCTGCCGCGCCAGTTCTGGCTCGTCGTCGGGCTGCGCAAGTCGTTCCCGCGCCTGCAGGCTGCGGTCGAGCCCTGGACGTACCTCGTCCCGACTGGGCGCGACGTCGCTGCTCGGATCGAGGCGTGGATCGCCGAGGTCGAGCTGCAGGTCCGTGCGGAGGCCCGCCGCCGCGCGTGGACCGCCACGGATGCCGAATGGAACGGCGCGGGCGAGCCGGAGGCGCCCCGACCGGTCGCGACCGAGCCGGCGATCGTCGTCCTGCCGAAGAAGCGCACCGCGAAGCCCGTGTTGCATCTGCTCGCGGAGCTCAGCGCTGGCGCCGTCCTGGTGGTGACCGTCAGCGCTGATGGCGCGCGCGGTTTCCGGCTGGCGCCATCTGGCCGGCGGGTACGCGTGGCCGTCGCCGATCGTGCGATCGCGCTCCGCCTGATCGTGCCGGGCAACGACGGTCTGTTCGGGCCTGAGTGGTCGCAGACCTGGCGCGGTCCCACCCCGCAGGAAGCCGCGGCCGCCAAACCGAAGAAGGCCCGCAAACCGAAGTCCGCCCGGTCGTCCCGGCCCCGTCGATCCACCCCGCAGCCTCAGGAGGCCCGCCCATGACGTCGCCGTCCATGATCCATGCCGCCCGCCGCGCGCCTGACGCGCTCGAACATGTCATCCGCATGGTGCGGGTGATGCAGGACCGGACGACCGGGCCCGAGGAGGCCTGCACGATGGCCCACCTGTTCCAGGCGGGCTTCACGGAGGCGCAGGTCCACGCCTACCGGGATCCGGCACGCGCGCTGATGCAGGGACTGCCGACCGGCCTGCGCTACAACCCGCCGGGACGCCTCGCCGCGAAGCTCGCCCTCGGCCGCGTCCCCGAGATCCGGGCCGCCTTCGCTCGGCGCCAGGCGGCGGAGCGGCCCACCTGGTCGCCCCCGCAGGTCGCAGAGCGCGCTCCGGCCGAGGCCGCGTCGTGAAGACCGCCCTCATCATCCTGCGCGCCGACGGCACCCGCGAGGACCGGTCCGTCGACATGGCTGGGGATCCCGGACTCGCCGAGCTGCGCGACGTCCTGGAGCCGATCCTGACCGGCCGGCCCGAGCACGTGGCCGTACTCCACGAAGGGCGCCGCACCGAAATGTTCGTCCACGAGGACGGCCATGGCGAAGGCCTGCCCCGCAACGAGGCGGCCACCGCGATCTATCGCGCCGCGTGGCTGCGCAACCATCCGGCCGACGACCCGGAAACGCTTCCCTGCATCGCCGGCCCGGCGGTGATCTTCGACCGCATCGTGTGGAGCTGAGGGCGCCATGGCCTCGACCAAGTACAAAGATCTCGCGATCAGCACTGCTGCGGCCGCAAGGCGCAAGAGCGCCGACCGTCCGCCCCGAGATGCGACCTCTGCCATCGGCCGGCGGATGCTGATCGACATCACGGAGACGACGACGATCGGCTTCAGCGAGCTGCTCGACTTGACCGACGATGTTGCCTTCAGCAGCGCCGTGACCTTGCGCGCCAATGCCGGCGCCGTGGCGAGCCTCACGCTCACCCTGGCCAACGGCGACGATGCAAAGGCTCTCGAACTCTTGCCGGTCGTTTTCGCCGAGATGACGCGGATCGCACGGGAGCGGATCGGCGCCGACCCCGCGCTTCGGACGACCGGAGAGGTGGACTGTTCGAGCGCTGGGGCGCCGGCATGACCGCGGGCCTGTCCACCGCCGGCGACGTCACCGCCGCCGAAGGCGTCGCGGCCGACGAGCTGAAGGCCTTCATCGAGCGCCTGGAGCGCCTCGAGGAGGAGAAGGCCGGCATCATGGGCAACATCAAGGAGGTGTTCGCCGAGCTGAAGGGCCGGGGCTTCGACGCAAAGGCCGTCCGGACGATCCTGCGCATCCGCAAGCAGGACCACAGCGAGCGCCAGGAGCAGGAGGCGATCCTGGAGCTGTACTGCCAAGCCCTGGGGATGGCGTGATGGGAACGCTTCGGTCCCTCGTCGACCAGGCCTCCGGCTACGCGGAGGTCCTCTTCGATCCTGACGATGCGATGATGCCCCACTTCGTCGCCCAGGAGGCCGGCGGAGCCGTTACGATCGCGGCGCTCGGCATGGGCGGCGCTGACCTGGACCTGATGCGCAAGGCCATGGCGCTCAAGTTCGAGCGTGATGGCTTCCGGCGGTGGGTGTTCTTCTCCGAAGGCTGGATGGTGGAAGCCAACGGCCAGCCGCGCCGAGGCGACCCTCAGGACGATCCGGAGCGCGTCGAGGTGATCCTCTTCGATGCGTTTGACGTAGCCGGAAACCGACGTCTCCGCGCGCGGCGCCAGGTCCTGCGTCCGGATGGGCAACCGGCGCGTATCATGCCGCTCGTGATCTCGCACGGGCCTGTCTTCGATTATCCGACGCGTCACTCGCGGGCGAGCGCATGAAGACCGCTCCGCCGCCGATCGCCCTTGCTGATCTCGACCGCGACGAGCTGCTGCAGCTCCTCCAGGATCGACCGGTTTACGGCCTGCGCCCCTCCGACCTCTGGAGCGCCCGGTACGACGTCTTGGAGCGGCGCGCGAAAGTCGCCGCCGAGCGCCGGGAGGCCACCGGCGACGCCTACTATCCCTTCATGCGCGGGGTCGACCCGAGCACGATGAGCAAACGCGCGTGGTCGAAGCTCCAGGCTGACCGTGAGGCCGCGCGAAAGGCTCACGAGGCTGCCGAGCGCGCGTACCGCCGCGCCGCCGGCGCCCGCGATCGTGCCTTCGATGCGCTGATGGCCAGCTACGATCACCGGAGAGAGCCCGCATGACCGCAATCCGCCTCGTCCCGCCCGATGGCGCCGACTGGACGATCGACGCGGTCCCGCTGCCCGACGGCGTCGAGCTCGCGATCGCCTTCACGCTCCAGGCCAAGCCGGTGACCGTGCGGTACGTCATGGACCGCCCGGACGCGCGCAAGCTCTCGGACGGTCTCCGCGCGGCCGCCGGCGACGGCACTATGCGCACCTTCCCGCACCCGCAGATCCCGGAGGCGTAAGCAGTGTCCGAAGATCCCGCGCCCCTCGTGCACGTCTACCTTACCCCCGACCCGCTGTTCGCCGGCGAGATCCTGGAGGTGTGGGGCAAGGTCGTGGGCGATACCGTCCACTATGGCGCGTTCGGCTACTGCCTTACCGGCGAGGGGCGCCAGTGGCACCGCCAGCGCTGGGCGGCGGAGAACTACGCGCGCCAGCTCCAGGCCGCGAGGCTTGCCCAGCTGCGAGACGAGATCGCCCGGATCGAGGGCTTCCGCTTCGGGAGGCCCGGATCGTGACCCGCCAGCCGGAGAGCGACGACTACGCGGCCGGCTACGCCGACGCCATGCGCGACGCGGCCGCCCGTAGCGCCAAGCGCGCGGTCGACCTGCACACACGCGCCAGCATGCTGACCCGCGAGGCGAAGTCGCTGCTCCGCAGATCCGAGCAGCTGCGGGATGAGGCGGAGGCCTTCCACGACGCCGCGCAGAACGTCTGGGCGCAGTGGGCCGATCGGCGCAACTGGCCGGACGTGCGCGCGCGGGTCGCTGATGCGCGGAACGGGCAGTCCGTGGAGGCATCCGCGCCGACGCTCACCCTCGGCGACCCGGAGCCGCCGGCGACGCGGGATCTACCCCAGGAGGAAGCAATGCGCCGCGCTGCCGGTCGAGCGTGGAGGGCCTGATCGTGACCAAGCCTCGCACCAAGCCCGGTCGCCCTGCCCTCACCTTCGATGATCTGCCGCTTTTCGCGGCCGATAAGGACATCGCCGAGGCCGTCGTCGGACCGGACGAGGCGGACAAGCGCGCGTGGTGCGCGAGCGTCGCGAGCCTGGAGGCCTGCGGCTTCCCGGCCCCGGCAAAGCTCTACGGCAAGCGCTACGTCCCGGCCGTTCGGGCCTTCTACGATCGGCAGTATGGTCCTGCGGGGCGTGCGCCTACCGACTCAGGGCGGCGCGAGGAAGAGGTGACATGGACAGGCCGCAGATTAAGGCCCCGGGTCTGAAGTTCCGACCGCGCAGCGAAGGCTGGGCGGCATACTGGCTCCCCTCCCCGGAGGCTCTGCGCCGCGGCTATCCTTCCGGCACGGTCCCGCTCTCGCATCTGATCGCGTCGCCCGAGCTACTCGTCGACGCCTGCCAGCGCCTCCAGAACGACATGCTCGCGTGGCTCGACGGGCTGCGCCGCAATCGGAACGCCTTCGACGGCACAATCGGCAGCGTCCTGCGCCTCTACCAGGTCCATGAGGAGTCGCCGTTTCACGGCCTCAAGCCGGGGACGCGGCACCCCTACATCACGTACCTGCGCCTCCTCGATGCCGAGATCGGGGATCTCCGGATCGACACGCTGACCGCGCTGCACGTGAAGCGGTGGCACGCCGGCTGGAGCGCCGGCGGCGCGCGGCCGGCGGCTGGGCACATGCGGCTTGCTATCCTGAAAGCCGCCCTCACCTTCTGCATCGTCGCCGGGCACAGCGAGTGCCGGGCTCTGCGCGACGACATCCGCGAGCTGCGCTTGCCCGGGCCGCGCGCCCGCACGCTGGTGGCCACCGCCGACCAGGTGCGCCGCGCGATGAAGGCCGCGCACGCGATCAGGCGCCCGTCGCTCGCCCTCGCCTACGCGATCCAGTTCGAGACGGCGCTCCGCCAGTGGGACGTCACCGGCCAGTGGTACCCGCTCCAGGACCCGACGCTCTGCTCCGTGGTCAACGGGGACCGGAAGTGGGCCGGCCTCGAATGGCGGCATATCGGCGACGACGGCCTACTGCGCTACACGCCCTCGAAGACGCGCGGATCGAGCGGGGCCGAGGTCCTGATCGACCTCAGTCTGTGTCCGATGGTCCTGGAGGAAATCGCGCGAGTGCCTGACGCGGCGCGGACCGGTCCGATGATCGTGAGCGAGCGCTCGAAGCTCCCGTGGCTCGATCACGATTTCCGGAGGTCCTGGCGGCGGGTGCGCGAGCTGGCCGGACTGCCGCCGGAGCTCTGGAGCCGAGATCTACGCGCCTCAGCGATCACCGAGGGCCGCAGGGGCGGCGCCGTGAACGACGATGCCGCGAAGGTCGCCGGCCACACCAACAGCCGTATCACGGCCGAGGTCTATGATCGCGAGCGCCTCGAGGCGCACCGCCGGTTCGCCGCCGCGAGGCTCGGCCGACGCTCGAGAGATCCTTGACGGACAACGGCCATGAGCGGCGTGAAGTGGCGCAAGCGGCAATACGGGATGGTTGCCTACTGGCTCCCTACCCCGGTCAAGAGGCGCCAGGGCTATAGGCCAAAATCCGTCCTGCTCTACAGCGGGCCCGACCCTGACGAGGCTGTGATCGCGGACTGCCGCAAAAAGGCAGAGGCGCTGACCATGACTATGCGCGCTTGGCGTCCGGAGGGCCCGGTGCGCCCGACGCAGGGCGTGATCTACTTCATGCGGCTCGGAGATCACGTCAAAATCGGGTTCACCCTCGATCTGGAGAAGCGCATCTTCTCCCTCAAGACCGGCTCGCCCGTCCTTGGGCAGCTGGTGGGCATTTTGAAGGGCACGAGAGAGATCGACCGGTTCGTGCGATGGCTGTTCCGAGCCTCGCATTTCCGCGGGGACTGGTTTCACCCTACGCCCGAGCTGCTCGCGTTCATCGAGGCGCATGCGACGCTACCGCCGCCGGCCAAACACAAGCGTGCAGAACGAAAGCCGACTTGGTGA